AATTTCAAACCGGCTTGCAATTATCAAAATTTAGATAAAATGACAACAGTTACTTATTATCGCTTGCGAATCTCCAGGAGGTTGCGCAACGGGCAGTACGACCACAAGTATTCTAAGGAGTATTCATCAGTTGCTGAATTATTCAAGCAGCCTGGGTTTGCTAAATACTTAGAAGAAAACGTTGCTGGTAACATCTATGTCTCACTTCACTTAGAAAGGCGTAGTGTAGTAGTAGAAGAGAAAGGGGGTGCCAAATGAAGCACCTCTTTTCTCAAATAATGATAGCTCTCGCACTTATGTGCGGAGCTGTCTTTATTGCCAGCGTGTTTGTTGCTTGTTTGTCGGATGACATCAATGTGATTCGTATAGGGTGTCTCATGTCGTGGGTTAGTAGCGGTTTCGGGTTCTTATTCGCAGTATTCGGGACTGATTTATCTGACTAAGGGGGTGCGCTTATGCGCACTCTCTTTTATTTTGCTTCTAAGGCGTTTAAATTACCTCAGCGGTACAATTGTCCACCTAATAGGAGAAAACCCGTCAGATCGCTTTAAAATGCGTTTTAGAGGTGTTCTACAATACTGTATACCCAATCCGCTCAATTTCCCGGCTCACTTCGTTCGCTAATCTGTACACTTTACAGCAGTCCGCAGATTTTAAGTATAACCCTTAAATATTACCGAAATGGATACTCAAGAGAAAATCAAAGCGTTGAGGAAGATGATTCTCGCATCAGGAGACCCGATGAAGATTCCAACACCTATCGAATGTGTGTATTTGATGAGTTACGCAGACCCTATCTTCAGGGATGAAAATACCTTATACATCAACTACACTGCCGACTACGTTGACGCGTATGAAAAATACGACGACAAACTCGAATTGATATTATACGGCAAAAAAGGATATGGAGTTGCAACAACATCGATGTTCGAGAATGAGGATGAAATCATCGACAAGCTGTACGAGCAACTATCTGGTAAGCCTATGACGTATTACGCGTTCATGCCATTCTTTCATTGGCGCGAATGTTGTGACAAGCGACCAGAAGACAACAAGAACTTACACGGAGATTACATTCTTGCGCACATCACGAAGACTACAGATGGTGCATACGCATATCATCTGTACGCAGAAGTTCCGTGTCCTGCAAGTCAGCTTGTTCAGGCAGATTCTCCAGAAGAGCTCGAAAAGAAGATTGACGAAATGATTAAAAATTTCGAAAATCCTGAATGGGTTTCGGAGCTTGAAAAAGCACTCTGAACGACGAACTTAGAGGGGTTTAAAGTATATATATTTATATATATATATACTTTATTTCCCTTGGCTTCGCTCGCTTCGCTCGCTACGCCCTTCCTTCCCAAGTCCGCCCAATTACAGCTCCGCTTCGCTTCGCTTCTGCAGCTAATTCCTACACTTTCCAGCAGCTCGCTTCGCTCACATCAAAACGAAGTGCTATAGTGTTAATATATAGCTTATCATTCAACTTAAAAATTGCAAGACTATGTTGTACGATTACAGACTCCACGAATTGAAATTTGGACAAATTCAATCGGGAACAAACAAAGGCAAAGTGTTTATGGCAGGCATTGCTCGCAACACAAAGTTTAGAATGGACCAGACAAATGTCGTAATTCTCCCAGGAGTAGACGATGAACGAATACAAATGTGTCGTTCAGTCTTCCCTAAAGGGGATAAATGGCACGGAACTGGAGACATCAACCCTGAGAAATTCAATTGGCGAGAAGCCGAGAAAAGTCTCAAGGACTTAGATGGCGAAGACTGGACTATTCTGAACAATGGCAAGATTGAGGATTATATTCTCCCAATCCCGCAATGCATGCAATACAACACTGATTTTGCAGAATTTAAGAAGGGTGACTGGATTACAAATCGGATGTCAGGCAAAGTACGTATATTTACCAAAATAAAAGTATTCTGCCTATATACAGACGATGAAAGCCAGCCAGTCAACGGATGGGACGCAGAAAGCAGGGCCCGTTCAAGACTCACCAACATGTATCCTGCAAACCTACTGTATCAGGAGCATCCAGAGCTATTTGACAAATTCGAGTTGGAACACGCATGCGGTTTCAAAATCGATGATGTATCAGGCGAAAATGCTCCTGTAGAAACACCGAATAACGAAGAACCGTTCTAATTTGGTAATTGCACTAACCTCCTTGTAACGCGTCAGCGTTACTTGGGGGTTTTTTCGAGGATCCTACATCTAAAACATCAAATACGCAATTTTAAAGTGGAATATCAACAAAAGAAATCTTACAAGATTAATCAATAATCACGAGATATGAACGAATTTGTATATGTGGTATCACTTGTAGGTAAGCATGTGTTCCACGATTGGAGTATCAAATGTGTAATTAAACACATAGACGACTTAGATAAAGTTCGTGCTTTGATTAAAGAAAATCACAACATTGAGTTTGAAGAATTATCATCACGCTCTTACAACGGTTGGTGGAGTTTTGACAATATCACCGACAATAGAGACATAAAGCTCGTTGTTGAACGTGTTGATGTACTATAATCGTTATTGATGATTTAAATCAATATATCCTGAGTATGATATAAAACTACTCACTCTTTGTGTTCTGGAGTATAAACTAAACGTGGTTAATCACCAGGAGAATACTACGTGTTGGCAGCCTGGAATAGACAGGCATTATTTACTAACTTTTGAACCTCGCACTGATTAGGTAAAGTGTAGAATAGCTATGAGATACGTTGTAAATATCGATCCTGTCACTAATTTATCAAGTGATAAAAACTTCTTCTTTGGCACTGGTTTCCTGGGTGCAGAGTTTTCTACTAAGAAGGAATTGACAGAGCTTCTTTACAAGTATGCAACCATTGAGAAGGATGGAAAACGCTACTGGAGAGAGTATATCAAACTCTCTTTTTCTCTTGCTTCTACTATCTCCTCTATTAAAGAAGAGGGTGATAGGCAGGCTAAAGAGAATGGTGTTGTTAACCTATTCACCGCTTGTCTTGCTGCAAAGAAAGACCCGTTTTACGGTATTCATGTCTATTATCGTCCTGCTGGATGGTTAGATGAGAATGGGAATGTCTTTAAATTTGTGGTTGAGAAAGGAAAGGAGTTAACTCCTAACTACGGTAAACTATCTAATATCCTTAAAGAACTTGGTATAGAGATTGAGCAATGAAAAGGATAACTGACTATTGCAGCAGGGTCTGGGTAAATCCCGAAGATTCTGCTGCTACTGGTAGTATTGTTTGTTATGACGGTTATATGGATGATGAGAGGATTTCCTTTATGGAAATAGCCTCTTGTCATTCTAAGGCCAGGTTACATCAATACAAGGATAGTACACCAGAAGAGTTTTTGAGTAAGCTCAAGCTAGTTAGAGAGGAATTGGATAAGTTTATTAACCATTTAGAAGAACAACTATGTATATAGCATTTCCCCCTTCAAAAATCGTTGCGTTCTATAGATACAGAACAGCATTGGTATTTGGCTTTAGTATTTCGGATGTAGATGAAACTACTCTACGTATTGTTCGAAGAGTATTAAAGCGAAATGGATATGAAATGGATAATCATATCTGTTGGACAACTGAAGATGGTCTTTCTTACATGTGGTCTGATGGAAGATTAACCGTAGGAACTAACCTGGTTGTGAGAAACTGGTAATATACAGAAAGCCAGCGCTGTAAAGACTGGCACATTTTCTAATAATCTTAAAACTCGCGATGGTGGTTAATCGCAGAACAACATGAGACAGTATTTTTATCTCGTAGGACACGACATCGTAGGTGATGATTTTGTTGCTGATAAGATTTTCTTGCAGGAACATGAAGCACTGAGATGGGGAAGGAAGCTTGCTACTAAAAATCCTGATTATAGTGTTAAACTGTATAAGCAGGAAATTACTAGAACTGGCAAATTGAAGTTTGTAAAACAGCTCAAAGCTTTCCTAACACCAGAAATCGATAATAATCAATATTAATCGAAATATGGAAACAAAAGACAAAATCATCCAGTTATTAAACACCACAAAGACTGGTAGTGTGAAAATACTTGTAAGTATGACTTATGAACACAGTTCAAGTTATACGACAACTATTATGGCACGCAAGGTAAGCTTGTTAGGTAAGAATGACCTCTGTATAACGAATATAAATGGTAATTTATATCCTATCAGTGACCGAATTCGTAACAGAGATGGAGTATTAGACGCTATACTTTCGCAAGTTATGACCGCTACTAATAAGCAAAAGTACTATGCGTTTATGCCATTCTTTCATTGGGGTGAGATAATGGATGAAAAACCTGAACCAGATGGTGTAAAGGTATTTGGTGATTACGTGTTGGCAAATATTTGTAAGACAACAGATTACAATCTTGCCATGACTCTTTATGCTGAAACTCCTTGTCCTGCAAGTCAATTAGTTGAAGCAAACTCTTGGGAAGAACTCGATGAAAAAATTGAGGAAACGAAAAAGCTTTTTGACAAGCGAGAATAAGTTAACGAACTTGAAAAATATCTATAACATGACTAACAAAGCCAAAAACAGCCTAATATTTACATTAATTGTATTATTGGGTGTGAGTATTTTCTGCAACTTGTATCAATCACATTGTTGGAGTAAAGCTTGCGAGCTCGTTGAATGTTATGACCGTGTAGTAGACACAATTGACGATGATTATTTTTTGGATGTCATTTGTACAACAGATGAATGGAGAAATCTTCAGAATTGCGTCGAACGTAATCATCTTGGGTGTGGTTGTCCTAAAGATATCATGCCCATAGATAGTCCTGAGCAAGACTAAAACTGCTCATATTGCTAACTTATGATGATTAAGTATGACTACAAATAGACAAAAAGCTGCTGTTCACTTTTGTGAACAATGGCTCCATGTTACCTTTGAAGGTGATATCAATGACTTTCAACAAGTAAGTCACTTTTTGTCAATTTACTTAGACGAGGCTAAAAGTCTCTATAATGAAGTCAGATGCGAATATGAATCTTATTTATGGGATTTAATGATGGATTAACGTGGAATCAATCAAGTATAGTTCCGAACCTTGCAGGGGCAAGCACAATTCTCAGTGTAATTGAGAGAGTAGTCTATGATGAGGACGAATATAAATCATCACGTTAAAAACACTTATATTAAGTGGGAAGTTCTACGTAAACTGAACAAATACGATATTCAATATGCATAAATTGAATATCCTGCATAATGTACGACGGCAAAGTATGTATATGTAGATTCAAGCAGCAAAATGCAAAATAATGCTGAAGGATGTAGTCGCTACCTGACAAGCGGTAACCCAGGCCTAACGTATATTTGTGCCTTACGGGTGAATATGTTCGCCAAAACATAGTCAGATTTGCAGTGTAGGGGAGATTGTACAGTCTCCTCTACATTTTTAATTTGGTTATTCACGCAACAGTATATACTTTGACTACGTTTGCCATCAAGGCATACTGCGAATAATAGTAACAGTAGTTTAAAATGTAGGTATTGCCTATAGAAATAGGACACAAAGCCTCAAATGGCGCAAATAAATCATGCTTACAAAACAGATTGAGACATCACATTTTATAGCGTGTTTTAATAAGAATTATTCATTGTGTTCAATCGAGTCTGATGAAAAAGCAGAGAGTGTACCAGGTGTAACTGAATGTGTATACGATATTATAAATACATATCGTGGACAACAGTTCGATACATGTCAGTATGACCTGCACGAAGAGCTTGCTTCATTAGACAAAGATATTGACGAATACATCAAAGCTCACCCTGCTAATGAATAAGGCTTATTATGCTCAATTTGGGGACATGAAATGTGTTGTTAAACCAACAATATTCATGGCTCAATTAGACACATTGTACTTATCGATTTACATTAATCATCGTGTTAGTGAAAAAGTATATGGTACAATACTCTGGAATTATACGAATAATCTTCGTATAGTGGAATGGTTACAATTGCGAAAATATGACAAAATAACATTTGCTATAGATTTGCAAGATAAACAAAAGACGATATATAAAGCGTATCCACAACCGCATATTGTCAAAATCCCTTATCGTTATCTACCAATATATAGTGTAGAAGACGCAATACGCATGTTACAAAACGCAATCGAGAAATTGTATACAGCATGAAACGCTTATATTTAATTCTACCAGCTTTGGAATTTTATGCTTCGTGTGCAGGTATAGCTTTAATCGTGCTTTCTGCAGATTATATTCTATCACTGTCACTCAACGCGATAATTGCAGTATTATTTTTATTCGCCATATTTTGTTTGTGTATAATATCATTAACCAAGATACTAACAGACGAAGAATGGGAATATATAACACTGTATCACTGGTGGAAACAGTTATTCAAAAACGAAAACTAAAACAGTTGTGATGGTAACCCTAATGGAGGGCCGGATTAAGAAAAAAATATCGATTCACAACGTCTCCTAAATATGAGATGATAAACTATTTCGTATGTTAACGCGTAAAGTAAACATCCACCTGAGCATGTGGCAATAAACTGCTCATTTCACCTAAATCATTATCAAAATGACTGAAGAAAAACTAATCAATGGCTATAAGTGCTGTTTTCAAGATTTAAGAAAAGCTCCTGAATGTAATTTCATTAGCATTCCGATTGTACACGATGCCAAATACAACAATGTTTATTTCGCTATTGGATTTACTCCTGAAGAGAAAGAAACATTTGGCAAACGTATACAATTAATAGGATCTTCAACACATCCTATTAAGGAAGGACATTTTGCTGTATCCGTATTTACGTTCACGTATATGGAAGATGATGATCTTAAATTTATCAAGAAAAAAGTTACATTTTTCTTCAAAGAAAGGAAGAGTGTATTAATAGAAAAAGATCAAATGTCCACATCTAAAGCACCAGAAGTACTGACATTATACAATCATGGTTGTAGCAAACTTATAACTGTTAAATTAATAAGAAACTATCTCAACATGGGATTGAGCGAAGCAAAAAACTCTATAGATTCAATGTCTATAACGGGATATGTAAATTATGATTTATCAGAGCTTTCTGAAACAGAAAGACTAAGTTTGTTAAAAGATCTTAAATCAAACGACGTAAAATACGAGGTAAAATGAAAATTAACTCATACTTTATGTTCAACTATTAAATATATGCAAAGTGGAAAAGATTAATTTGTGTAATTGTAATGTGTGGAATTTTGGAGAACCAGAAAAATATTATTTCTCCATATTCATACCTGTTGGTCTACATGATGTGACTTCTGTAGAAAAACCAGAAGAATTGAAAATACATGGTTCTTACATGTTGCCCGAAGGAGATTTGTACATATTTGAAACAGATGACCCATGTCATGATGAAAACTACATTCGTAGTAAAGTAACATTCATCATATATAAAGAATGTATACAAATATCCATAGACAAACGCGACATGCCTGGAGAAGAAGTTACACAAAAATTAAACCTTGTATTTGAAAAGATGAAAGGGTTTGATGAAATGGACTTCGATACCTTTTGTATGAACTTATGTGGGAATTGCAACAAACAAATGGTGTACAATTTTCCATACTCTGAACGCGTTAATGTAGTAGACATCGTAAAAATACTTAATGATGCCGGTATTAACACAACGATGAGATTACGATTTAATCGACCTGTAGCATGAAAACATACAAGTATTTAATCGCAGAACATTGTAAAGACGGTTATTATTTATTCAATACTGTCGCAGCAATTTCAACAATAGATGCCCGTAAGTACAGAGATTATGTTTTTGGATATGATATAGCACACGATGTTATAAAACACGTGTATGTATTTCCAAAAATGGTTCACTTATGTTTATCAACAATACATGTCAGTGAAGTCGAGTACTATAAACTGAAGTATACAAAATCGTTGAAAATAAAGAAAACTCCTGCAAATATACGAACTGCACAAAATGCAATAAAAGCAAATAATCTATTCATAAAGCAATTGAATGAGTATTTTAGTTCTATCTATAAGAGTCATACTCGTGCAAGAAAAGCTTGTTGTAATGAAGATTGTATAATTTTTGCTTATTTTAAATCAAAAACTGATTATAAGTATGCAGTTTGTAAACTTAGTGTAAACATGAATGGTGATTATATTTTAATATATCAGCGAGAATTAATAACACTCAAAGATGACTGATAACGTAAGAATACGAAATCAAGTAAATCCCCCAGAACGCGTAGTACGTAATAAATGGGGTAAAAAACCTGGCTGGAAAATCTATTTTAAAAAAGATGGGAACAGCATGCTCTTATTCAGCGGATTGCAACGTCATATAGCGTTTGTTCGCTGTAACACTCTCAAGCGTATTTATAACGATTGGCGTGGTAAATTTATAATCACGAGATAAGGTATGTCAAAATACAAATGTGGACAATTCATATCAATGCATGATAGAAAAGATAATAAGTGGTTATGCAGAATTGTACGATGTCTTTCTATAAGAGACATTTGTGATACGTGTGATTTCCATAACGAATCAGATGATATATGCAAATGTGTTGCTAGAAGTGACGATAAACAAAAATGTATTTTACATATACCAGTATTATCGACAATCAAAAAGATAAGAATATGTCAAAAAAAGGAGTGACACGTATTCAAAGCCAAAAAGAGCTTGAATTACGTAGATATCATGCTCAAGTACGTAAATTACGTGAATTATGTAACAACAATAATATATGTTTGAATACGTACAGTGAAGCAGATGACAGTATGAAATGTGTATTATCTAAATCAGATTACGAAATAGGTGATACAAAACCGTATTGTTGTGAAGAAAATGAAAATTACTTTGTAACCGAAAGTGATTTAGAAAAACTTGACAAATTGCGAAACTATGAAGAAGATTTTTAAATATCTTTGTGCAATACTATTAACATTATTTGTTATGGTATTTATACATGCAATAGCTGTTGTTAATTATGCACAAATGACATTTTTAGGAGCATTCTTCACATGTGTTTCTATAATTGTTATAGTGCTGATTACAGTAATTGCGATATGTAATTTGTTGTCAGATTAATCTTCAACTTGGGGCGTAAGTATCAAACTTACGTCCTGAGTAAATTTAGTAAAACAGCGTATTTAACCAATACACGGTTCAAAGCCCGTAAAGCAAATTAGCAAATGTTGATGACTAAATAGGTCTTATTGACCAAGTAACTTAAGTTTAATTTAAAATCATTATCAAAATGAAAGTAAAAGAGATTAGTACCGTAAGAACGGATGGGATGATTCAATTCATCAAAATCAAAGACAATGACGACACCGAAACACTCGTCAACATCAACAAGATCTCCATGATTACGGAGAAAACGAATGGCGATATTGACATATCGACAACCAACAATGAGAGAATCTTGTTGCAAGGTACGTCTATTGTCGAAATAACAAACCTGGTCGAAGATAACGACGATGACGACGATGACGACGATTGGGATTAATTAACCACTTAAAACTATTATCAAAATGGGAAAAGTAATTAAATTCTTAATGTTGTTGTGCTGTGTAACATTAATCACAGCATGTAAAAACGAACAATCAATTTCTCCGCAAGAGAAAGCAAGTATTGTTCAGTTGAGTGTTGAACAGGCTACAACGCCTACATTCGACAGTGTAGACAGTTTTGTCAATTACACAATCGATTATCGTGAAAAAGCACGATTTGTAGATGTATGTAACACCCTCTCCTTAAAAGAACTAAAGGAAATGTCCAAAGTTATATTACAAAGGGAGGGTTATATCGACTACAAGCTGCTTCTGAAAGAATATGATACATCATACCAGCGTGTATATCGTTATTTGAATAATGAAAACGAAGATGTTTCAAACTTAGAATCGGCAAGTCATGATAAGAACGACACGATTGTAGTAAATAACATAACACCTAATTCAACACCAAACAATGGAACAACAAGCAATAGTAATTCTGTTCACAGGAAATAGTCTTCCTGATGAGACGAGTGGAAAATTATGTAGCATACTTTCAAAAGATACATTTGCACATCCGGAAGATGTGAAAATATATACTTTTGACGAGGACAATCTTGCAAAGCTTATTGCTGAGAAGATTACAAAGGTTCATACACCTAAATGTACAGAAAGTACTACAGAGGCTGCAATGATACTCTCCAAAGAGTTTCCTCTTAACAACAATGTAGCGCTCGCAATACATTTTGGTCGTATTATGCCAGAGATTTACGCTCGAATCAAGTACGGTAAAGCCATTCAGCATGATATCGATACGGTAGAACGTATCAAAGTCATACTTGACAACGGTATAACCGGAAGATTTGCAATAGAACGCCAAGGCGGAGATAAAGAGACTATCGAAATCATTCGTAAAATCTTTAATAATTATTTCGATGAAAAAGGAAATGCGAGATGAGTTTTCAGAAAAGAAAGTAAAGAACTCAAAACATAAAGCAAAATTAAAACCTTACAAACGAAGTAAATACAAAGATTATGAAACAGAAGATGTATAGTTTCGATGTTTTCGCTACTATCAAAAATGGCAAACGTAAAAAAGTAGCAACGCATTCATATCCTACAATAAAACAGGCAAAAGATGCACGTACTGCTATTGAACGTATGCCTTACGGTAATTATATTTACCAACCAAGAGAGAATGCCCCGTATGTTTATCGCACATTAGGTGGATGGACATGCAGTGACATAACAGAGATTAATTAACTTAAGTTTAACTATTTAAATCATTATCAAAATGGCAAAACAAAAAAATCAAGCACAGACAACAGCTCCTGCAAAACCAGTTGAAGCAACAGAAGAAAGCGTAATGGATGTAATCCGTAATCAGAACATCGGTGAAAAGTCAGTCGCAGAAGAAGTCGACAAACGAATGAAAAACGAGAAAAACGAACGACTGATTGAAGACACCAAACGCAAAGTTGCTGCAGCAGAGTACAACAACATGAAGGCTCTCTTGATGTTGCGTCTTCGCCGGCGTGAGGAGCGTGCTACGAAGGAGTATCTGAAGTCAACAAAGGAACTCCTTGACAAGTTGAAGGGATATACAGACGAGAAAGGTGAATTTGTAGAACCTACACTCACCATATTCCAGTATGAAGGCGAACGTGATAAGATTATCAAAGCAAAGCGTGAAGCATTCCGCGATGCTGATAAGGTTTATCGAGACGAACTGTCTGAACTTCGCTATCAGTATCCTCAATACTGGTCGTATGAATGGGATGAGTAATCCTGCTCGTATACACTAAAATCATCCGCACAAGAACCTTAGAGTCACGTGCTGGTGTTTATTAATCGAGGATTACAGGAGTTTAATCAAAATTAATAACCACCGTCTATGAATTGACATAGAATCAAAGAGCCTTGGAGCCATGTAGGATGTAAAACTCTCAAAATAGGGAGAATAAACTATATTATCTTTTTACCACCAATCATTGGTTACAATTTGAGAACCTTTGAGTCATTGTGTATTATTGAATTTGCTCTGATACATAACAAATTGTAAATCAAAAAGCGTTGTATAGCCTCAAGAACCGCAGAGTCACGAGATTACTATATGTATTTCAATCATATTCTTTATACAACACGTGTTAGACTCATTTATTTGCGTTTTAAGAGCTTCAAAAATCGTCGATGGATTAGCTACCCATAAGCGAGAACTGAGGCGATTAGAGCGCATTTAAATGACGTTTTAGGGCATTTTGAGTTTGCTACTCAATTTGCCCACTATTTGTTCTCAAGTGATTATGACGCAAATATTATGGACCGCAGTTCGAGTCTGCGCACGTCCACGACCTCTTATTCACTGTTTGACATAATAAACACTTGGCTCAGGCATGTTGTGAAACACCCTGAGTTTTTAATACGGGCGTGACAGGATTTGACATAATAGGAGATAAGTATGATGGGAACAGATGTTCAAACAATAAATGGCAATGTAAACAACATTGTTGACTACACTCACGTAGCGTGAGCACAGTCATTAAGTAGCTGTACTTAATTAATTAAAACAGTAAGGAGCCTGGCACCCAGATGGTAAGTGGTTGATGTTATATAGGAGAGTTATTTAAATAACCTTGTATATAGCTATAAAAGTTCATGGTTCGAGTCCATGCAGGCTCCCAAAATCAATTTATTATGAATAACGGATACAAAGGAATGTTGAGGGACAGGTTGTTACCCTCTTGGAATCTTGCATTACTTTGGTGTAAAGTTAAACAACGTTGGGTAGATACTGTTTATGAACGTAATATTAGGCATTGTCCAAGGAAATTACGTTCTGAAAATTGTAAATTCATAACCGGTCATAAAAACAAATATGGAGCTGCAGGTACGTTTATAAGTTCTGTAGACCCTGATGGATTTTTACATAGTATTGACGAAAGTGAATATCATTTATGGCATACAGTTAACGCTTGGGTAAAATGGTTTAGTAAACATCAAATGTTTATCTATGACTTAATAGAACATTATTATGCAACAGGGTTCAATGATGAAGAAATCATAGAAAAACTAAATTATCCGGGAGTAAACAAAACGTTATGTAAATTTATGATCAAACATAAACATATCTATTATGGACACGATTAATTTATTTCCAGAGTCTCCGGGACTGTATATAGCCCAGAGAAATGCAGATGTTGTCCTGTTTAAATTGACAGGAATGAGTCCTACATTAGTAGTGACTAAATCTATCTATCTATCTAAAATGATAGAAGGAAACTCTATTGTCGAAGCTCCTAAAGAATTGTTAGCAAATATGCTTCTGTATGCTAATAAATGGAGTTTCAGTATGCTGAAGCAAATTAACATGGACGTATTTCCCAGGCTTGTATTCAAGTGTGATGGAAACTTGGACCTGACTACAGACGAATTGTTGTCAATGAAAACAACATATTATCGTTTTGTACAATGTGGAGTTCCTCCATCAATTATACTCCGAGCCTTAATGTATGAGTATAAAATTACGATGACCCAAGTAATCGACCTCGTAAATAAATTTGACAGAGATGTTAATACCTCCAGTTTTAGACAGGTATGAAAATACCTTACGACTACAAGACCATTATGAATGGGCAAGACGCGTATGGACATTATATCGATTTGAATATGTAGAATATAACAAACGATGTATTGAACCATTCGCCTGTTGTTTAATTTGTGGAAATTGGAGAGATTTACGAGAGTGGTTACATTGGGTCAATCGTAATATCGTACTTAATTTGGGATTAGATTCTAAAGAGACTATCGCAGTCAAACTAAGAATTGCTACGGGAATGTTGAATAAAATAGAAACACTTGATTCTGTACAAAAAATCCAAATTCATTCGAACCTAACTCGTAATATATGGTATGAATCATATATTATCGAGACAGAAGATTTACCATTTTAGTTATGAACAGTCTCAAAAACGCAGTGACGATTGAGACTATCAAACAAGCTCAACAAGGGTCTGTAAAAGCATTTAACAAAATATTTTATGAATATAAATCTTTTGTAGAATATATTCTACGAGATTATATAAAAGATGATGATGAAGCTAAAGATTTAGCGAATATTGTTTTCTTAAAAATTCATGATAAGTTAATGTCTTTTACGGACTATGTTAATTTTAAAGGGTGGATTCGTACAATTACGAAGAACACTGCTATTGATTATCTTAGAACCATAAAAGAAAAAATGGTTTCTATAGATGATACGGAACGAAATGTTCAGTTAAATGAAGACGAAATAGACAAAGAAAAGTCTTATACAGACCGATATACTTACGATTACGTAGTAAATATGTTCGATTCATTACCTGAACAATACTCTCGAATATGTAAGATGTTTTATATAAACAATCTTACTATTAATCAGATTTCAAAAAAGCTCAATGTGCCAAAGGGAACTATTAAGTCGTATTTGCATAGAGCCCGTTCAATAATCAAAAACCAGTTAAAATTATGTTAAACTTACTTATGTTCTTTTTAGGAATAACTATGATTTTCCTGATTGCCCGTTATAACAGGAATAACAAGTTGTTCTGGATGTTACTGCTCGCAATGCTGAGTGGTTTCGTGGGAGGAACAGTCGCTAACAGTATGTTAGAAGACGATAAGCAAGTTAACGTAACAATCTCTACCGACGAAGGTACATCGGTGAACACATTCGATTTGTTCAAAACAGATATTCCTACATATCTGTTCGATGAGCCCGAAAAAGAGATTGAAAAACCGTATGCAAATACGGAATACGTTAATTTGTATGTTTCTCCAAGTAAGTCTGGCACATTTAAGCCAAGACAATACCACGATTTCGTAGATACTTCATGAATGTAATTTACGTAAATCGCGCGACTGAAGAAAGGAGGAAAATTCAGTCATCAACATAATTTATTCATTTAGTATTAACCCTTTAACATTTATCAAAAATGGCAAAGACAAAGAACAAGCCTGCTGTACAGCAGAAACAGAAAACGGTAACACCTCCCGTAGAAGAGGCTGTAATTGAGACAGTATCTCAAGAAGAAAACCCAGTAAACATATCACAGATGACAACGAAAAATGCCGTAGGGCAAACAAGGTCTTCTTTGGATGCAAACCACCGAGTGGATTTGTTGGGCCTTGCTCATAAAGTATTCAAAGAGGACCCTGATGCAGGTAGGAAGTATTCGCTTGACTTCCTTGACGCAATGGATTCTGTCATTGCAGCCGGAATTGTATCCGCTCTTGCAGATGAAGCAGCCTTCGGTGAAGGTAGTTTCAGTGTTGTATTACAACACAAGTTGTATCCGCAATTGGTTCTCGCTGCAAAAGAGATGGGAGTCACATTGCCTACTCCGAAGAACTTACCGCCGGCAGAGGATGGTACAGTCACTGTGAACAAAGAACAAATCAAGCTTTCTAAAGAAGTAAAGGAGGAATTAAAGAACGAGAAAGCTATTGAAAACGAACAACCAGAACTTGACCCGAAGAAAGTAGCAGAAATGGATGAAGAAGCTCTGCGCAAAGCTTTGACATACATTATGATTACTGGTCCGAAGGCGACTAATGTAAAGAACACATTGGTCAAGATTGTAGATTTTATGCGAGAATATCGCATGACTCTTGCCGACAAAGCTGAGAATGCAGCAGAAGCAAAACTGAAGTATGACGACTATACCACCGGCCAGTGGTTAGACGACGCGTTCAGTTTTATCAAACCTACATTCCTCATATCTGGTATAGGTCGTGGTATGACTACAAATGTAGCATATGAGAAGACGCCTATATCGGCATTCTGTATACTTCGAAAGAGTATGACAGACAAAGACGGAAACGTAGAGTGGGATGACCAGTCTATTGCAGACGCGGCTAAGTCTATGATAATATTTGTCGCAAAAGACAATATTGAAAAAGAAAAGAAAGGTCTTGAAGCTCTTGACAAGAAAGCAAAAGACTATAAGGATGTCGCAGCCAAGTATGAGGCATCTATTAGGAGGTACGAAGACTGTATTGAAACAGTTAAGAACCCGAGCTTTAGTGTGATAGACCATATTATAGAAGGTCTTGAGCGCGATGATGAAACATTGAAGAAGATGTATTATCGTGTACGCGATGCTTATTACAAAGGTAAGAGTCGTGACATGATTAAGAACTTGGATACGAACGTTATTCAGCATGCCGGCATTATACTGAATATGTTCCGTGAACCGGGTACGCGAAACATCGACTACAATGTATCAAATCTCTCTGAATTAGTTCAGTATACCGCAGAGGAACTGAAAGAAAAGGCTAAAGCCGAAATGGAAGCGAAAAACGCTGAAAAAAAGGCCGATGCAAAAAACGACTAACGCAGTTGCGTCGTGAAAGAAAAAAGCGACATGTACAATTAGTCATTGATGATGTCAAAGATACAATTAGTAGACGTATTAATAATATCAAAGACAAAATCAGCAACTGCTTAGACAATATGAGTAATTAACTAACCACAAAATCATTATCAAAATGAAAAAATTAAGTACAATGCTTTGCTGTATATGCTTAGCAGTTTTCGGTGCTGTAGTGGGATTAAATAATAAAAGTCCCGCAGTAACAGCAAATGCGGCACCTGTGTTTGCAGGTGTTCCGTTAGACCTTAGAATGCCTAAAATGCATTACGACACAATATATGTGTCAAAAGACACCGTAATGCCGTGCAATAAGCGTCACTATCCAAAAGTTAAGGTTGTAAGGAAACCTTATGCAGTACACGATACTTTGTATGTACCTGTACTGAAAACAATTGTCCTGAGGGTTCGTGAGGAGATTTCCCAGAGTTATACGAAGTATGGTGTTGTGCATGATACTATACAAACTCAAAAAACGTTAGAATCTCCCGACAGTGTGAGTGTGACCCCTGTCGAGTATATTCATTAATGATTAGGTCTCATTAGCCTGATATAACAATGAAATACTTCAAAAGTAACTGGGTGGGAGAATATGTTAGCCTCCTCAAGAGGTGAGAAACTCAAAAGGTACCACGAAAGGCATATTGCGTGAAAAACAATATGTCAGTAGGGAGAGCGTTGTATCAACCCTAACATTTTGTATATGAGAACCGACTGGAGATATACAATCTAAGGAAGACGCGTAAGTCGTGAGTTGACAATCATGCAAAACGAACCGTAGCTAATACTCTTTATTATTCGATACAGATAATATTGGTAACGTTACAAGTGCTGCAAGATATAAGTCTCCAAAACTTATATTATGTATCAACAATGCTTACTCTAGTGTTTCTGCGTTCCAAGCGTAGTATAAAGGGAGGACAATAATCGGAGTAATAGTAGAGAAGGACTTGGTAGATATTCTATGATTTAGATTAGGGTATGTCAAATAGACCAAGCTGTATGGTAAATACAGTGTCTAGATAAATCCGTACTGTTTGATTCAGTAGCCTTTTGAGTCATTAAAGGGTCCAGAGATGCGGTAAAAATTATGGCTGAGAAAACTACTACCGACCGCCAGGCCTTGGTCGTTCATGCGGTATATAAAAGTGGAATGACCAGATGTATGGGGCAAATACATAGCGTCTAGAGTCCGCGTTCATAGGACTGAAGACAGAATTGTGGTATGTGCATTAGCAACACAAAACACATGAAATAGATGTTAATGAGATGACTACTTGACAGTCAAAAGAAGGCATTTTAATGCTTGGATGCCCGAAAGAAATAAGCATACATTAGTTGATTCGAGGTATAGCACGCCAGCTATAACTGACCTCCACTAATGCCAGTAAAATGTTATAATCCCTATTTACAGATATATTCATAGAATTATATAATATCTATTATTCTCTATGTAAAGAGAAAGAACCTATTACACTAAGGAATAATGATAGTTATTACATATGATAGTAGTGCATATAATTAGAGTATTGAAATAAAGAAAAAGATTATACATAAAGGTGTAGGAGAAAAGCTACATATTAAGTATTCTCACAAAGTAACATTGTTTAACAAAAATCGATGTCCTCCGGATGTGAAAAACCTTATGTTGTAAATAAGAAGTAACTCCCGGAAAGTTCGAGTGCCAACCGTTATGTGGTAACCAGACTAAACTTTACATGTGAAAATGTGAAGGTAAATCTAAAGGTAGAACCAATACAGAAAGATAAGTAGGCAGCTCATGCTCAGTATCGCAGTGCAGTAAGCGTATGCGTGTTAGTGATGAACTAACCTTGGTGTATACTGTCTCTATACATCAGGAAAGTATGAGTGGGTGATAACTATTTAGTATGTATTCAGTTAAATTCTGACGTATTCGCGCACTATAAATAAAGTTGGTTTTTAGTAAGGTTTTCCGTAGAATAACCACCGTAGACTCGTAGATACCCACTGAAGGCTAGAGTGTTCGATAATGAAACGTTTGGTTGTTTACGTTAAAAACAATACGTGGAGACTATTGATTGTTCTACCTGCCACAAGTAAAGGGAGAACAGGGGTAGCTGCGCCTAATCAGGTATCGCAAGACAGGATTACAGCAGCGGAGAATGACCACTCCTTAAAACACTTATATCCAAGTCTGGGAAACAAGGATATTTGAATCTTATCGGTTTAACTTAATCTGGCAGAGTATATCTACGATTCCGCGAAACATTAGATATATATCTGTCAGATAAAAACAATTAGTTTTCTATTCCAAAAAAGAGTTTGCATATGAAATGCTAAATGTCATTCGAAGCTTTCCTGGGATATGGTTAATATGGGTTATGAAGCTTAGCTAATCCTACCATTGGATTCTTCTGTTATATTGAGCCTCCTCGAACGAGTAATAGTATATAACAAGCCTGTATTGTATTAAAGCGAATCTTTAGCTACAAAGATAACATTAAAAAGAAAAACTCTGGAATCAAAACAAACAAAAAGCTCGTGTAAAGCTGATTTACACATTAGTAATAAAATTTGTCGTGGGTGGAATCAACCACGATATCAAAAAGGACAAATTTTTATGGAAAAAACAGCCATTAACGTACGGTTGGTAGAAGACAACCGCGTAAATATTTCAATGTTCGGCCCGCTTTATGGCCATCGTATTTATAAAGCAGCGAAAATAGCATGTATTCTTGACTTTAACGCAAAGTTGCGTGACGCACAAGAAAACAATGCCGGTTTGTTAACCAACCGTACTCCATATCGATACAAGATTATTCCAATCGATATAGTTGGGTTAGACTTGGAGAAGGATATCGACGGGTCTAACGTAATTGTAATTAACAAGGGAAGGGTTGACGAGAACGGCGATTCTATAGAGATTCGATGCCCGATTGACAATAGCAAGTTTACGAAGGAAGTTAGCGTAGAGACTGTATCAGACGTCCTGAACAAGAAGGATTCTACTGCAGTATACTTCGCAAACGCACGTAAGCTTGTGGAGGTATTGAATCCGAGTAACAACAACGAGATTGCTCGCATAGAGCGTCTTGTAGACGACCTTAACAAGATTAAGGACATGATTAAGCAGACTCGTGATTACAATATCACAAGTGTTAACGATTATTTCCGACAGCTTGATAAGGACAAGGAGCAGGTAAAAATCAATGTAACTGTTGAAGACTAATGAACAAGCTTTCTGAGCGAAGTAAGAAACAGATAGAAATTCTTTTTATGGATGAATCTATCAAAAGGAACCTGATAGACGATTCTAAGAAAGAATTTTATAAAACAGTCACTATCAACGATGATGGGTCAATCACTTTTGGAAAGACAAGGGTCTTATGGTGGAATCGACTTATCGGAGATGAGAAGACAATCAGTTTCTCTGATTTCGCATTAAGGACAGTTGCTGCTCTATCGGGACAAAAGCGCAATGTTAACGACGTTATCCTAAAGGGACTTGGAGAGGAAGTTATACGTAATGCGATTTTGGAAGAGCAGTATGATTTAGTTGTAGACAGGTTGTTTGATGCAGCTCGATACGGTGTTCAATCTTCGTTGAATACAAAAGGTTTTGAAGTTACGGACCAAATAAAACAACACGTTAAAATCCAGTCTAAGGATGGAGTAAAGGTAATTCGACTTCCTGGGTCTGGAGATCCGTTGTGTCAAGTAAAAATTGGTATAACTGGTGTTGAAATGATTGATCCGGAATAATCTCTAAGATAGTTGCAAGTATGAATACTAAGGTACAACAAGGGTTGTTGTATTCATACTTTCTAAATATCGTCATCCCTTAAGTAATTACTTAGGGGATTTATGACTCTATAGCTCAGTTGGTAGAGCAACAGGCTTTTAATCTGTGGGTCCAGAGTTCGAATCTCTGTAGAGTCACCAGGTAATCGATTTGGATTTCAAATTCATTGTAATTTATGTTTAATTAAAAATCAAGAAATATGAATAAATCAATGAAATTGACATCTAAAGATATAATTGCACAGCGTGATAATATTTGTAAGACAAAGACTAAGTATTGGCGAATAATTAAAGCCGAGAATGTGATGACAAAGAAGGCTAAAGCGGCAGGTATGGGGTCTGGTTTTGACCTTAAGGCTCTCCACAATCAGATACTTCAAATGTCAGATAAGCTTATAAAAATTAAACTTATGCTCAATGCTATTAATAATGGCATTACAACATTTAATTTTGAAGAAGCTAAGAAGACTCATTATTACACAATATATCTCGCATGTGAGAAAAAAGAGCAAATGGCTCATTGGGATGAAATCCTTACAAAACACACAATAAATCCTGCAACTAAGGCTAAAGCCGGAATTAAGGGTACAGGTAAGATTGAAACATTTACTTCAGCTAAGATAGCTTCTATTAAAAAGAATCTTCAGCTTGAGATAAATAAGCTTGATGCAGATATTGCCAAGTTTAATGATAATACGACATTGGAAATAACCAATGACGACGATATTAAAGAACTTATGGCAGTATAAATATCATATATTACTATATGCATAGGGCAGTCCTTAGAGAAGTGTGGTTCGAGTCCCACTATAGTAACCAATTCGGTCTCGTCTATCGGAAACATCGCTTCCTTCTTTTTCAAGCATAATATCAGTTTTTAATTTTTGTTAGTTGGTTTTTGTTTGTATTAGTAAGGCGTTGAGGACGTATGCGTAGTGATACGTATAAAAGATAGGTTCGACTCCTATGACCGAACTATTTATTTTCGATTTAACGGCCTTTCTTTGCCTCTGTGAGTAATTATACTACTTTAGCCATGACATGCGCTCAGAACGCAAGGAAATGGCCTTAAATCGAATGTTTTGTTTAACCATTAAAGCATAATCAATATGAATCCGAATAATAAAGTAAACCGCATATATAAGTTTGATAATCTTAGTAAGAAAATTGATAAATTTTTGGCAACCAAGAATGGTAAAGAAGTCGTTAATAATATACATCGTTTCACACTGGAAGATTTAGTATATCGATATAATCTTAAATATCTGCTTAAAATGCACAGTAATAAGCAGTCTATTATGGATTATATTCGTAACAAAGTAAAGAACGAAAACAAGCCAAAAAATATTATCGATTATACTCATACGAATGAGACAGATGAGACAGATGGGTATAAGTATATACATTATCCAAACTTAACCAAAAAAGAGTTGAAGAAGATATGGGATACAAAGACAAGTCCCAAATTACAGTATGCCGAGCGTATGAGTATGCTCGAACAGCATAAGATCGACCGTTGGGAAAAAGAAAATAAACCGACTTTCGAACAATTGAAAAACGATTTCTTTCCACGTAGTATTATACAAGCATTTAATGATAAATTGTTTAAGAAACGTGAAGAAATACGTTTAAAACTCGCACAGAAATACGAAGACCCTATAAACAAACCGGTATATGTACGATATTATAGTACGCCCGAAATCATAAAAGAGAAACTTATAGGGTATGTACGAGATATTAAAAATACAATACGGAAAAAACCTTCATTCTATACACTTGATAAGGTAGATAAGTATTTGTATAACCAAATAAAGTTTTTGCAAATGCGAATGAAAGCGATATTTAACGACGACTTTGTTTGTTTAAAAGTAATGACAGCCAATAATCATGTAGGTTGTTGGGCTTAATTTAATGGCCTCGATGATGGAACTGGGAGACATTTAACACTTAAAATGTTATGTTCCGTAAGGAACGTGTGGGTTCGAATCCCACTCGAGGTACTATACCGTTAGCATGTTGTTGTTAATTTAGTTTTTTTCGAGTACGGTGGTTCGCGAGAATAGCCGTATTTTTATTATTAAGAGTCCGTGAACCATGATAATACACGATAAAACAGTAATAATATATGATATAGAATCGTTTCCAAATTTCTTTTGTTGTACATGTAAGAATACAGAAACTCAAAGTATAAGAACATTTGAGATTTCTCTAAGACAAAGTGACATATTAGAATTAAGTAATTACTTTTCAAAGAAAGAATTATTATTTTGTGGATATAATAATAAACATTACGACGATGTTGTAATAAATTATATTATTATGTATGCAGAAAAAATGATTCAATTTCCAAAATTACGTATTACTGATTCTATTTTCAATTTGTCGCAATATATAATAAAAGAAGATATTGATAAATATAAGCGATTTAAATATGCAAATTTGTTTGAATCTATGGATTTACTAACTATGATGTTTAGTAGTAAATTAAGAGTAGGTTTGAAAGAAATGCAATTGACAATGCATTACGATAATGTACTCGAATATGAAGGTGACTTTAATGATTATGTACAACCTGAAGATTATTCTAAAATAATTGAGTACAATATAAATGACGTAGAATCTACTACTTGTTTGTTTAATAAACTTGTAGATAAAGGAGAAATAGATTTACGTTTATTCATTGAAGAAGAATACGGATTCAATGCGCTTTCAATGGATAGTGTCAAGTTTGGAGAAACAATTCTGGCTAAAAAAGTTTGTGAAGAATTACACATAGACAAAAGACAACTAGAAAAAATGCGTTCCCCAATGGACATGATTCCATTGAAAGATGTCATATTACCGTTTATAAAATATAAAAATCCGAAATTTCAACAAGTTCTTGAAGATATGAAAGAGCAAATAGTATCTTCTAAAGAACGTAAAAGCTACGAGAATAAGTTCGTTGTCTCGAATTTACAGTATTCTATAGGAATTGGTGGAATACATTCTATCAATAAACCAAGGATATATGTTCCTAAAGAAGACGAATATATTGGACATCTTGATGTTGCTTCAATGTATCCGAGTTTCATTGTGCAGTATGGGTGGTTTCCTACTCAATTAGGTAAAGCAGGTTTGGACGTGTATATAGATTTATATTACCAAAGGTTACACGCCAAACATAGCGGGCAGAAACTTAAGAATCTTGCTCTAAAATTGGTTCTTAATTCTGTTACAGGAAAAATGCAACAAGAGACCTCTTGGTTATACGACCCGAAGAGTGTATTTAAAATAAGAATAAATGGGCAATTAGTCTTATTGATGCTTGCAGATATCTTACTTCAATATAATTGTGAGATAATACAAGTAAATACAGATGGTGTGATGTTTATTGCTAAGAAAGATAGAGAATCAGATATAATGGAATCGGTATCTGAACTTGAGCGATTAACTAAATTGTCTTTTGAAGCGGACCGCTATGAAGCGTTTTATCAATACGCCGTTAACGACTATTTCGGTGTGGTTAACGAAAATAAGATAGAAAAAAAAGGTATGTTTATAACAGAAAACAAATTGGGTAAAGGACTCACACCAACCATTATTCCAAAAGCTGTTATAGCATACTTTACTAAACATATCCCTATAAGGGATACAATACGTAATTGTAATGATATATATGAATTCTTGATGGCCCAAAGAGTTGATAAAAAATTCAAGATAGAATATAATAATCATTACGTTCAACGTATAAACAGATATTATGCAAGTACAAAAGGTTATTGGCTTTATAAAATAAAACACGAAAACGGAAAAGAAAGCTTTGAAAACATGCTTACTAAATCTGGTGTAAAAATATTGAATAAAATCGATAATACTGACGTACCTGATGATATAAACTATGCGTATTATGAAAGTGAAGCACGAAAAATTATTAATGATTTAGAGTGTAGACAACTTGATTTATTTGCATAGTACAATAACGCTTGCTAACCTTAGAGTATAAGAGATGATTATTGATGTAAATTTAAAACTTTTGGGAATAGACCCAAAAATCAATTTAAATCAGTTAATATTCCTTAGTATGGTATTGAATAAGAATCAAAAATATAATGATCAAGACGTTCGCAAGTTAGTCAGCCTTATTAGCGACGACGAAATATCATACTTAATCTCCAATAATTTAATCACCTCGATGGAGAGAGGTGGTTTTGTGTATTATAATCCATCAAATAAACTTAAAGAGGCGTTAGCTCCTCAAAAAGATTATTTCGATGTGTTTTTTGAAACATACCCTACGTATATAACACGACCAGATGGTACAAAAGCGTTTTTACGCACTAATAAAAACAAATGTAGAGTAATGTATAATGATTATATTCACGATTCTGCAGAAGCGGCAGAACATTTGTTAAAGTGTTTGAATTATCAAATACAAAAATTAACAATGAGTGGCAAATTAGGATACATGAAAACAATGTACAAATGGTTGGTACAACACGAATGGGAAATTATTGAAGAAGAAATGCAGTATCAACAATCTAAAGCAGAACAGTCTTATGGAACAGAGCTACTATAATTTACCTATAAGACATATTTCAACTGTTACTAATGAAGCATTACAATATATTACTTCACGTAAGGAACATAAAGTAACTTCATTGGCTACACGTTGGAAAAAACTGAATAGTTGTTGTATGGGAGGTATTGAACCAAACACCGTTTACACCATAGCTGGAATTTCTGGTTCCGGAAAGTCATCGGTAGCAAATTTAATCGAAACTGATTTAATTGATCTAAATCCTAATAGGAATATTGTTATACTTACTTTTTCTTTAGAAATGGTTGGATTTAGGCAAATCGGAAGAACACTGTCTAATAAATTACGCAAGACAACTTCTTATTTGTATAGTTCTCAACAGGACCTTGACGACGATACGTACCATAAGGTCGTCGATGTTTCTAATCAGCTAAAGAATTACCCGATTTATTTTGTAGATAATCCGGGTAGTCCCGAACAAGTAAGACAAACAATACTTACGTTCTATGAAAGATATGTTAAAGACCAAAACAAATATTTTGTAATAATCTATGACCATACTCTTTTAACGAAGAAGGTTGGAACTACAATAGATACTTTAAGTGAATTACAAGAAGTATTTATCCAAATTAAAAAACTTCCGTTAACGTCTGTTATACAATTATCACAGATGAATAGAAATATAGAAAGTCCTGAAAGGATAAATAATCCATTGGCACATTATCCAATGAGGAGTGATTTATCGTCGTCCGATTCGATATTCCAGGCAAGCGATTATGTACTTGTTATACATCGTCCTGAAATATTAAATATACGTGAGTACGGACCAAATCGATTACCTACACAAAATAAGGTATATATTCACATTCTTAAAAATAGGGATGCTGGTAAACCTTGTATACTTGAGTTTGAAAACGACCTCATGTATAATAATCTAATCGAACGATAAAGTATAACAATTAAAGGCTGAAAATTATGAAGAAGTACACGTTTTATACAAAGAAGACAAACAACAATACAACTCCCAGTAACGATTATTCTAAGATTCTTAGTGACATTATATCTTCTAATATTTTGAAGGCAAATCCGTATTTTGCAGATATTGAGAAGCCAAAGAGTAAGAAGGTAAATATCGATATTGAGATAACGAAGAAACCGACGTATACTTTCAAGGATGACCAGTACGAGGGAATCCTTAATGCTATAGACTTGTTCTATAACAGTTTGATTGAGAAGGACACGTATGACTTTAAGCTTCCTGATGGTACTCCTGTTAAGAAGTTTGGAAACGAGATTCAGATTGGTCTCGATTTGTTCCCGCTTAACAAGTTTACAGAGAAGATTTATGATTATCTTAAAGATATGAATAAAGAGAAGATATACGAGTTCTATATCAATCTTCCGAAAAAATCTAAAAAAGAAATTAACATTCTTATTGCGTAATAAAATATGAGTTTAGTATTACCTACAAGTAAAATTCCAGCAGTTTCTACTAATCCTAAGTTTTTGATTATTTACGGAAGGCCTAAAGCAGGTAAAACAAGTTGTTTAGCACAACTTGAGATGAACCTGATTATAGACCTTGAAGGAGGTAGTCAGTTTATTGATGCTATGGCTGTACAAGCACGTAGTGTTAACGAATTAGGAGAAATTGCTCAAGCCATTCGAGCTAAGAATAAAGAAGTAGGACATAATTTTTATAAACATATTACAATAGATAACGCTACTCGTCTTGAAGAGATGTGTCTAAGCTATGCAAAATTATTGTATATGCAAACTCCGATGGGGAAGAACTATAAAGGTGAAGATATACGAACTTTACCAAATGGTTCTGGATACATGTATTTAAGACAAGCAGTACGTAAAGTTATAGATATGTTCCGTGAGTTATGTGACGAATTCATTCTGGTAGGACATGTAAAAGATGTTCAAATAGAACAGAATGGTGAAGAACTTAGTCAAATGGCTTTGGATTTAGTTGGAAAATTAGGTTCTATTATTTGTGGAGAAGCTGATGCTGTAGGATATCTTTACCGCAAAGGTAACGAAACACACATTAGTTTTAAAGGAGGTGATGGAACTATAAAAGAAGCCAGAGCTCCTCATTTACGTGGACAAGATATTATAATCGCAACAGGTAATGAGGATGGAACAATAACAACATATTGGAATAAAATTTATAAATAATTATGTATAGTACACAAACTGCAGTTGTAAGTACTGGCAATTCGAGCTTTATGCCTGCCGGTATAAATGAAAATGTAACACTTAAAGAAGTAAATGTAAATACAAGTCCTACTGGAAAGAATTTCCTTGAAGTAATATTTGAGGATAAAGACGGTAAGACTGCAACATATGATGAATGGAAGAACGAAAAGAATATGTGGATTAAAACTGATGCTGAACTTCAGCAGCGTGATAATCAACAGTTTGGACGTATTCTACAAATCGTAAAATGTTTCTATGATGAAGTACCTCAGGCAGAGTTTAATACATTTATCGATATGATAAATTGGGTTAAATCACTACTCGATGGTAAGATTGCTGAAAAGAAACCGTTGCGTGTAAAGACTACGTACGATAAGAAAGGATTTGTACGTGTGTCTAAGAATGGTATTTATGTAGAACCAATGAGTGTTGCCGAGACTCAGATAGTTATTACAGGTCGTGATGTACTTGTACGTCCAGAAATACCTGTAGATAAAGAACAACCTACAAAGGACCCGCTTAGTACATTAAATACTACTCCGGAAACTGAGTCGGGAAGCTCCGATAGCGATTTGCCGTTTTAACGTATAATAAAACGGCTGGTGGTCAACCCCGCACAGGGTGTATAGTGAAATCAGCACATTCTGTGTAATTAAATAAAAAACTAAAAACTCTTCCAAAGATGTTGATGGCACCTTAGTTCTTATGATAAGCATAAGGCATTTTCAGTAAGTCCTTTATGTAAATGATAATGTCATAAGTTTTAGGTGTAAAACACAAATCTAACATTATGTATAGTACAAAAACAGCAAAAACAAATACTTTAAAAGATATTTTGCTAATGTTAGATGACTACGATATATTCTCGTATTATTTAGGGAATTTTCAAGTTGGAAAGCTTTATAATAGTCCGTTAAGAAGTGATGATAAAAATCCTTCATTTGCTGTATTTCGCAGTAATAAAAATAACTGTCTATTGTTCAAAGACCACGGAAGTGGACAATTTGGGAATGCTCTAACGTTTGTAAAAACTATAAATCATATTACAAATGATGAGGATTTAGAAAAAGAATTATTACGAATTGTACGAAAAAGAAATCCTACTGGGAAAGTATTAACGCAAAATAGGAAATATGTAAATGAACACGTTACTGAAATTCAAATAGCTAGACAATCGTTTACTATTACAGATATTCAGTATTGGAGTAAATATCATATTTCTACGAATACATTAAATAAATTTAATGTGTTTAGCATAAAGTATTTTCTTTGTAATGGAACCGTCAGAGGAGTCTATAAAGAAACAAGTCCTATGTATGCATATAAAGTGTTTGATAAATTTAAGATTTACAGACCTTTAGCCTCAAAGTATACTAAATGGCGTAGTAATCTGACAAATTATCACGTTCAGGGGCTTGCTGAATTACCTGCAGATGGAGGGAATGTTCTCATAATAACAAAGTCTTTAAAAGATGTTATGGTACTATATGAGATGGGATATAATGCTATTTCTGCGTCAAGCGAGACTACTTTTATACCTCATGAAATATTAAATATGTTGAAAGCAAAATGGAAACATATTTTAATACTTTATGATAGAGATAGTACTGGTATGATTAAAGCTCGTGAATACAGTAAACAAAGCGGATTCCCCGCATTTTTCGTACATCGTAAGTTTCATTCTAAAGATATATCAGATGCAGTTATGAATAATAGTTTTGAAGAAGTTGAAAAATGGTTAGATAAAGAACTAAAAAAATATGGGGACACAAAGAGTTAAAAATGCGACAAAGGTCAATAAGTATGGTATACAATTCAGGTCAAAACTTGAATGTTATACTTATGAAGCTTTTATGAATGCTGGAATACCAGTTAAATATGAGCCAAAGCATTTTACTCTTTTACCAAAATTTGAGTATATGGGAGAAAAGATACGTCCTATTACATATTTACCTGATTTTATAGGTAAAGGATTTGTAGTAGAATGTAAAGGTCTTATGGGGGATTCGTTCCCTTTAAGATTTAAGCTTTTTAAGCATTACTTAAAACGACATCGTAGTAAGATGAAATGTTACTTGGTGAGAAATCATAAACAAGTAGACGAAATGATAAAAGACATTAAATGCAATATATCATGAACACAAATTTTATAAAAAGAGGAACACGAATATTTACAACACCGTTAGGATTAGATTATACTTTAAGGACTGACGTTGCTTATAAATTGTCTTTCGACGGATGGGAGGGAATTTGTTATCTTGAAGAAACAAAATTACCTGTATTCCCAGAAGGATGTTATACAAAAACGATAGATAAATTTATAAATAAAGTACTCGTTAGTTTTAATAGTGCAACTAATTCTAATACGGGAGTATTGCTTACAGGATTGAAAGGTTCTGGAAAAACACTTACAGCAAAACGATTAGCTGTACGTAGCGGTATTCCTATGATTATTGTAAGTGATAATTGTCCTGCATGTAAATTGATAAATTTCTTTTCTAATATACATCAAGAAGTATGTGTAATATTTGATGAAATAGATAAAAATACCAAGATGTGGGATACTTCACAATTATTATCATTTCTTGATGGTTTTGAAACATTGTGTAAGAAATTAGTTATATTTACATGTAACAATGTAAGTTTTGCAAATGAGAATCTCATAGACCGTTGTTCAAGGATTCGTTATTTTAAAGAATATCAAGGTCTTTCTGAAGAAGAAATAGACTTTATATTAGACGATTTGTTGTTGTATGATGATAAAAAAGACGTTTGTAAAAAATGTATATCGTCTATAAAAACAAAGAGTTATGATAATATTATTTCTTTTATTAAAGAAGTAAATAATTATAAAGACGAAGACCCTGAAGAATTGTTAAAAGATTTGAATATAAATGTAAAACAATGAATATAACAATTCCATATTACGATGATGTTTCGCGTATCTCAAATTCTAATATAGGCTGGTTCATTAAATATGGGCCGGCCTATTTGCATAAAATGCTGACAACTCACCCAGAAGAACAAAGTACAGCAGCCATGCGAAAAGGTACAATGATACATATGTATTTATTACAACCTGAAGAATTTGTAAATACGTATGAACAAAAGGATTTTATAGAACCTAAATCTGTACAACAGAAAAAGTTCTGTGAAAGCCTTATAAATACATTAGAAATAGAGCCAAATAAAGCCCTTCTGAGCGCATATAAAGATAGTTATAGTACAGTTGGCCAGTCAGAGGATTTAATGCTCTCTAAAGCAAAGGAAATGGCCTCTACGTTTAAATCTTACATCGAGTATAATAAAAACCCGAACAGTAAGACTAAAATATCACGATATGATGTAGCAATGCTTGAAAATATACGTGATAAAGTACAGGAACATAAACTTGCAAAAGAACTTATAAATCCTAAAGAAGGAGAAACACACCACGAGTTTCATATAAACTGGGAACATTGTGATGTACAATGTAAATCGTTATTGGATAGTGTCAACTTTAATTTTAAAGCTAAAATATGTACACTTGTAGATTTAAAAACTACTGTACATATTGGTTGTTTTGAAGAAAGTATGAAAGAATATGATTATTTAAGACAACTCTGTTTTTATCAGGAAGCTTTAAAATGGTATATAAGTAATGAATTACATCAAGACCCGATGGATTGGATGTTTGATGTATACATTGTAGCTATAGACACTGTAAACGATAATGAGATACGTGTATTTAGGTTTTATCCTTCACAGATTAAGTCACGTTTACAAACTATCGAAAATGTCTTAAAAGAGATTAAATGGCATCAAGATACTGATAAATGGGAACATCACAAACAATATTATGACGGTGATGGAAGTGAAACATTGAGCCTATGAGCCTAAAACTAAAAACAATAATTCCTTTTATAGATAAAAATATAACTGAAAAAGATGTATCTCCATGTTCAGGTTTTATTGAAGCGTATCGTTTTGATGAAAACAGACCTAATATTAGAGATTGTATATTTTTAGTATATGATGCAAGTATGCATAGTATAGAACAATTCGAACGATTACATAAGTTTAAAAACTTTAAATCGTTACGTAGCACGGTACTTTATACTATAAAAGGGAAAAAATATACAATTTATGCATTTACAATTACAGATAAAAGTTTATTATTAAATTTAGACAATGCTGTAACATTTGTTCATAATCCTGCCCGTGTTTTGCAATTTTGGGGCGTGTCTGATGAACACTTTGTGAACAATGTTGTATGTCCGGATAAAATAATATATCCCGACAATACGTATATCCCAGAAAAGGATTTTATTCCTGATCTGAATGATGTACGTAAAATGCATAAATTAAGGGTGGCCGCTTCGTAAATCGGAGCAGTCACCCTTTTTTCTTTAGGTTATTTTAGTCATTACATTATAAATACGACTTTTTTTAATTTTTTTTCATTATCTTAAACTTTCACGCAATTCGCGTTGAAATTCATTTTTTTCTCTATTGATTTCTCTCATCTCTCTTCGTATGTCAGGATCTACATATTTTTTAGTCTTTTTAGATTTTTCATCGTTTTTACCAAATATTTGATTTCTAAACGGCATAATACTCTTATAATATTTGGTATTTTGATTTATCACATAAGATCCACCTCCTCCGAGAGATTTAGGCATATTCGTATACCAGTTATGTAATCCGACAAAATTCAATACGTTGAACGTGTGGTAAAATAATCGGCTATGTCCTTTATAATTTCCATTTTTTACAGGATCGTCCAATTTATGATTACTTAATTCTAATGCCTCCATTATCATATCTATAGCATGCGCATTTTTATCAAACGACGACGTTGCTGAAGTTATAGATCTGATTAAATCATTCAATGTACTCGCACTATAAAATGTAGCTCTATCAATAGTCAAACGTATTAAATTATTCTACATCATGTACAACAAGAAATAATCGTCATCGTCAGGATCTTTGTCTTTTAATAAAGAATTCATGATAGAATCTATTAAAACTAATAATGCTATAGTTCCAACTTCCATCATAACACGATTCAATGCATAAATTTCATGTCTATTTATGTTATTCTGACCCATTATTTCTGAAGTTTGGTCAGAATATGTTCCATGTTTAATTGATGCAGAAACGTATTTTAAATACGGCCATATTTTCAAAATTGCAGCAAATGCAGATCTGTATATTCCGTTTTCTATTCTGCCTGTTTGAAAATTAAATCCTCCTGTAGGACTATTTTTCTTTACATCGCGTAGATTTTCAGGATCTATAGGACTATTATACACAACACCTGTGTTAGGATCTACTTCTCCGACAAAATCTTGATAGTTCTAAAACCTTTCCCACAAACCTACAATTAAGAAGTTACGCATCATAGTTATGAACTACGTCCACACATTAGTTTGAGCCCACGTTCTTTCCGCATCCTGTATGATTCCTGTATAAGCGGCAGATCTGGATCTTATCTGTTGTCCTACTTTATACAAATCTTTTTCAGATATTTCTGTATCATCTTTAGGAACAAATCTTCCATTTTTGTCTCGTTTCATCCGATCGTACATATTCACAGAATGTTTCCACATATAAATTGCATCTTTATACGTCATTCCTTTATTTTGAGCTTTTTGTAAAAAGGCTTGTTTATTCATCCATTCATGCGTACCATCTTCGTTTACATATTTACGGTATGCACGCATTGTGGCGGTCATGTTAAGAGCGTTTATGGTATAATCTCCTATAGTAAATCCTTTCATAAGAATTCCGTCAGATACGAATCTCCTTAAAGCACTTTGGTCTGTATTTTTAAATGTGTCATATATTCCTCTAGATAGACCAAAATACTACATGCCTGCAGTTATTTTACTATACGTATTAACTCTACCCAAACTGGCTAAAGCTCTAAATGAATTTATCGTCAGTCGACTCATTGCGAAAAACAAATCTTTTTTATTAATGTATCTTCCGGTGCTTGCGTCTATTCCTAAAGATACCGCTGTATCCCAAAAAGACACTACCGCAGATCTTAAATTTAATCCCAACATACCTAAACTACTAATCGCTCTAATTTGACCTAGATGTTTTAACCATGTTGGAGTATCTGCAACAATATATCTTCGAACCCAATCAAAATATTTCCATTTTTTATCATCGCCGTAATTTTTACCGAGCCCTGTAGATAAATTTTCGTAATACTGTCTATCCATCATTCCTTCTAATACCGAAATCTAATTAGAACCAGTACCTTCTGCATACGATTTGGCTGCATCTATAATAGCCTATACTTTAGGTGCCGATTTAGATTTCACTTTATAGTTTTCAGCCATTTTCCAAAAAAGAACAACGTTGCCGATTATATTGGTACTTATATATTCCGGTTTTTCCAACATTTGTAGATATCTTACTGGAATATTTTTAATATCAGAACCGTCTGGACGTTTGGTATAATTATACTGTACAAGATCAACATCCGATTCGTTTGGCATAAACCATCTATTGAACCAATATGCTAAATTTTTACCAAATCTGGAAAAGAATTTTCGCATCATTATATTAAAAAACCTACTTTCGCCAACTTGTACAAGTCTCCCATCGTACGGTTTTGAAAACGGTATCTTTTTAAAACTTTCACCCATCAATTCGATACATCTATTCAAAAGAATACGGTTTTCTTCAGATTCGTTTACAAATTCGTCATACCTTTTATCGTGATACAAAGCATCTTTTATTTGTACAGCCTCCTGATTAGAAGTGTCAAAATCTTCATTTACATATTCTTTAGAACTATTTTTAAAATCTATTTTTGAAAACATTCTAATAGGGGTGCGTATTATGCTATTATGTACTTTACCTTCGCTACGGAACTGTTTCAATTGTTTAGGATACGGTGTTGTAAATATGGACAATGGGTCGTCGTAAGCATAAAACGTTGATTTTATTTTTTCATCTATTTCAGATTCCGATAAACCTTTAGTACGTAAAAATTTAATATACCCGTACTTCATTTCTTCAAATTTACTACCTATTAAGTCGGGAACAAGGTCGTACTGACTGTTACTGCCTGCAAGATATATATAATCAAAAATATCACTAAACTTAATGTCGTTTTCGTCATACGAATACGTCTCGCGTATAGTTCCTGATAATTTTTTTATTTCAGAATCTAATCGAGCAAGTTCTTTAAAAAATTCCAAACTCTTTATTTCACCGGTATTTTCATCATATAATTTATCCCAGTTTATTTGATAAAATTCTTCTCCTCGAACATACGATAATAGTTTAGAGCGTCTTTTTTTCAGGATATTTAATTCTTTTTCCATATCCTCCATTGAAGAAGGTGTGGGTTTTTTTGTTATTTTTGACCACAATAACGGATTTATTACACGTTTTGTAAACATCCTGTCAAATTCTTTTTTGTTTCTGGCTTTCTCTCTTGCTTTTTCATACATGTCCATATCGGACACATATTGTATTTTACCAGCTATGTGGGCATTCCAATTAGTAAGCTCTTTCGCCGCTTTTCCGTATTCATCTTCGTCGTCTTTAATTGTTCCGTCGGGATTATAAGGATTAGACAATTCCGAATATTCTTCCTAATATCTATGTAAGTCGTCTAGTTGAGCATCGGTTAACAAATCAGGTCTAAATTCTCCGTCAACTGTACCAGCTTTAAGTACATCGTTTATCTTCGACTATACTTCGTTTAATAATCTTAAAGTAGAAGGAGATAAATAATCTATTCGCTCTAAATAATATTTTTCTGTAAATCTACGATTAGCGTGATGGCATATCCAACTCTCCATATCACGAAAATAGCCTTTACATATATCGTCAAGCCTTTCGTCTTCTGGGAATACAGGGTCTCCGAATTGGTTTATTTCGAGATTAAATTCGCCATTTTCGTCTCTGAAAATATATCGCCCATTTTCGTCTTTCATGTTTGCGATACGTTCTACAACACCTCCTCTAGTGTATAACAATTTTGCTCTATAGTCTTCTAAATCTTGATAATACTGTCCTTTATTGATCGGCTCTATGAAATAACCTGTGGTAAGACCTCTTCTGTCTAATGCAGCCATGCGTTTTTGATAGTTTCTCTATGTAAATCTGCCTTTCCACTTAGAAGCTTTTATAGCATTTCTATATAATTTATTTAGCTCCAAACCAACTTGCATTGCTGCTGTATGTACTTCATTCTGATCTTTATCTATAATTTCCTGAACAAGACGTATTAAAATACTTTTAGATCTACTACCTATGCCTACATACCGCTCGAACGCTTTAACGTCTCCGTAATCGAATTGATCCTTTAACCATTTTATAGTGTTTACACGAAGACGCTCCCTCTTATCGCCGTCTATTTCTGCAGAATCTAACTCATCTATAGCTTCATTTATATACTATTCAACTTTCGTACGTAAAGAATCAATATACATGTTTTGTAGAGTAGATACTCGTTGTATAATATTACTGTCTCTCAATAGATCTTTTAATGCTTGTACAGATTCCTGTATATTTTCTAAAAGCTACTGCTCTTCAGACGAAGGGTTTTGAGGTAAGAAGTCTAAGTTGATATTATCCAACATACTTTGCATTTCAGATATAATCTTAAAATAATATCCTACAACGTCAGTATGAGTATACGTCAATTGGTCAAAATCTAACTCCTCTGAAAACTATGCGTTGCTGGCATTAAGTAATTCTCCGTTATTGTCTGCGTATATTTTTCTTCCTGTTCTTGGATCGGTGTTATAAAATACTCTTCGATAATTATTAGCTTTTGCATTAGCTACCAATGATATACAATTAGTGATTTCCTAATTTGCACGAGATATAAAGTCAGAGAATAGGTCTAATTTCTACAATAACTCCATACAATCATTTCCGCTCTATACCGCCTCTGATATTCTTGTATTGTGCATTTTAACATTACGAACAGCTTCTTGATTTTCTACAATTTGATTCGAATCTACGTGCTAATTGTGTTTAGACTTCGATGACTTTTGTTTACTTATAGTACCCTCTATGATTTTTGTAGTAATTTTATCAATCTCTTCTTGAGTAGCAGTTTTTCTACCTTTAGATATAAAAGTAATAAATTTTTTATTTCTCCTGGCAGCACGTTTAGCTCTTCTGTATGCGTTACGAATTCTTTCCGTAACTCTAGTAGGATTTTCTACGTCTTTCAAAGCCTCCCTTTCGTTACGTATATTTTCACGCTCAACAGTGTCCGATTCAGGAGTTTCTTTTTCTCTGTCATCCAACTCGGCATTGACTATTTCTATTGTAGACTTTCCTTCAGAAGCTGCTTTATACGCTAATACAGAATTTATATAATCCTTTTCCTCTTGTGTAAATGCGTATTCTTCGTTTTCTAGTACAGATATTACATCCTGGGCTAAATATTCTCCGTTTTCATCTACACCCGAGCTGTCTTCAACCTGATCTTTAAAACGCTGTAAATACGTTTTTCCTTTCTACTGAAGGGCTTTCTACCTATTACCTGAGTAATAGTCCATAAGGTCTTTAAAAAGCCTTGAATTGGCCCCATTTGGGGCCTTATCCAAAGCGTATCCATTGTTTCTGTCCCATAGGAGATAAGCCATATCTTCTCCTACAGCTTGTACAAGTTCTTCAAATTCTTGTTTTACTTGTTTATTACTAAAATTCGGACAAAATATCATGATTTACCTCCTCTGTTACAATGTTTATTAATTTGTTCCGCTTGTTTCTTTTCTTCAGGTGTTGTTAAATCTTGTATGTTTCCGGACAGGGAAGCAGTAGGTTTCCCAGAATTATCTGTTAATACACGTGGTTGGTTATTTCCAACGTCTACACGAGTGATTTTTCTATCTACAATGTTTCCATTATCGTCGTAATACCTAAAGCTGTTAGAGTCTGATTGACCGGCATAACAATATGCACAGCTACTGAAACACTTCTTTTCGTTCATTCTAAACATATCCTGATGTGCGCCATAACACATACAATCAGGTCTAGAAGTATCTCGCTTATATGTACCGTCTTCAGAAGTAACATCTACACCTGTAAGCCTTTCGATAATCAATGGGTCGAGACACGCAGAAGCTTTCAGCCCTTGTACAGTAAACGAACAAGTTTCTATTTCTATTTCCGGATCTTTATTCAATTCTCGTAAAATATCACCTACTTGATCTACATACTCGAATTTAGGAGTAAAGTGTATCTTCCCGATACTACTAGCAGTTACAAGTCGTATTCTCTCAGCAAAGGCTTCGCTTATCATTCTACCCCACCAAGCTTTTATGTTAGCTTTAGCTTCAGGATGTTTTTCCTTGAAGTTATTCATGAATTGATTACTTATATTCACATCGTCTTGTGAAATTATTCCGTAATACTCTTCCCAGTTATACGATTGTCCAGCTTCAGCAAGTGCTGTATTGATACCGCTCACAACTTTTCTCGTGCTAGATGTACCTTCGAGGTAACCGTAAGATTGTACTAACGAAGTTACAAATTTACGGATACCCATAGACTTACAACGAGCTACAATCTTCTTAATATCCTCCATATTTGTATATCCTACAAGTATAGGGTCTAATCTAACTGTAGTTGTACGAGGATCCAAATCTCCAGCTTGTATCAATTGTTCAATCCTATCTAACAAGTCGTCGTATTTTAATACACCTTTTTCTAATGGAGTATCTCCTAGACCTGTAATACTAAAGGAAACCATTGGTGCAACTTTATATTGCTTACAAGCTCTTAATATGTTTTGTATAGGTAGACCGTCATGTTTGGTCCATAGTTCCATCGCATAATATCTACGAGTATCTCCGAACGGAATTTTATCATTCTCTTCGAGACTTTTGATTATTTCGTTAGCGAAGAACGCAGGATCTGTAAATCTACTAACAGATTTTATCATAAGTTTACCAGTCTTGTCGAACACCTGTTTTAATTTAGATATTTCCTCTTCTGTAAACACAGGCTTCACCGTATCTAAGACATCTTTAAATGTTAAACCTTTCTTGACAGTTTTTACAGTATCTTGTATCTCAGATGCAACATTAGGATCGTCTTTACCCCCGAGTATTTCTTCAAGATCTTCCATCTACTGTCTTGCTATAGAAATCTAATCTTTATTATTTATCAAATATCCTATCACCGTAGCGTGACTCGGTCTATTCAATTCTTTATAATAAAGGATTGGGGTATTTAATGGAGATTGCAGTATTTTATTTATTATAGCCTGTCTAAATTCTTCAGTAGCCTTCGTATTATCATAATTGTCTCCATACAATAACCAGCGGTAAAATTGGTCAACAGTACCCGCACCTCTCACAGATTCTGAGAACGGATTTCCGATAATTCCCTATTCTACCGCTTCGGGAGTGTTGTAATTATTAAAGTTCACTCTATACGCAACTATGCCGTCAGGATTGTTCTTTTGCCATTCTTTATAGTTAGATCGTAAGTTCTAATCTATATATACTCCGTATGTTGCAGTAAGTATTGTATTCGATGTTGGATCAAATCTTGCAGTATTGCTTTTAGATAATACCAAACCGTATCCGTCATAACCTTCTTGCGTATTCTTTATTACCTCGTATCGCACTCCTAATTCGTTCTATATTTTTTCTTGTAACCATTGCGCAAACCTTAAAGGAAGTGCCGAACGTCTTGTAGCCATTTGTTTAGGAACAATCAGTTTAGAGTATTCTGAATTTTCATATTTGGATCTAATATACGCAAAAGCCCGACTATTTGCATTAACAAACGCCTTAAAATCAGAATCTGTATCTTCAAATTGACCTTCGTATTGTACGAAATCCCCAGATTCGTTTTGTTGATATTTCTTAACAACTATTCCTTCTGCGTTTTCCGTAAGCACGTTGTTAGAATCGGTACGTATTACTGCCTGATTTGTGCCGTTCGCTGACGATACATTTAACTGTAAACGATCTGTTTGAGGAATAGATTCATTTTCCGTATCAAACCCATATATTTTAGACTGTACTTGCAGATTTTCTGTATAAAGATAGAAATAATCTCTATTTTCTTGCGGTTCGTTTTTATGATATCCTGTAGACGTTTCTACAGTATATATACCAAAACGACCTACGGGAGTGTATACGTCTTTATTTCTACCAACATGTAAAGTCGCAAGTTCTTCAGCACTTATTCCTATAGGATTCTGGAACTTACGCAATAAAACAGAGCCGTTCAAAATATTTCCGTCTTCGTCGAATTTTACGAAATTCTTTAAGATATCGTCTATTCTGGATATATATTGTTGTGCTGTTGTAACTGGTATATTTTCCCTTTCGTATATATGTTTATAAACGTCGTCTCGCTCAATACTGTAGAATTGGTATACTTGAGAACCTATTTTAGTAGAGAATCCTTTAGGTGTAACCAATCCGTACACAGGTCTCGCAGCACCATTTTTAGTAGCATACGTTGCGATGTTGGTATATAATAAGAATGAGTCTGCACTATTCCTGTTGGTTCCATTTCTTCTTAATTTTATATATCTCGGGAATGTACCTGTATTTTCTATTCTACGTATATCGTATGTGGGGAATAATATAGCGTATTCACTAGCATCTACAATTTCTCCATTTTCGTCAAGAATGTTGAAATGTCTAGATGTTCCTACAAATCTGTTTACTGATAGACCATCATATGTTGTCGTATATTTATCTGTATACGGAATAATTGTGTCGTCGTATGCAAAATTCATAAAGAATTCATCAATATCGAATGTAAATACACCATCTGTACGAGATTCGTCAGAATTAACAATCTCAACATCACCGGACATAAACTGCTGGTGAGCTTGTCGTATATACTGGTCGTATCCAAAATCTCTTCTCCAGCTTATCGGTACATATTTAAAGAATTTAGTAAACCCTCTACTATCTGCAGAAGTCATAAATGCGTATATTGCAAGATCGTTAGCTAACTTTCTAATAGCAAGACATTCTTTTGTTAGATTTCCGTCGTCATCTGTAACAGTAAATTCTAACAATTGCTGCCATGCGTCAATATAATTATTCATTCCTTCTTGAGAATCGTCCTGTGTATTGTCGAGAGTAATAAAATCGTAATGTTCGTTTCCAAATTTAGTTAAATACGGCAATCTTCTCAGATTATTGAGTAAGGGGTTAATTATAACTCCGTTAGAAACAAGTTGTTCATATTTACCAGATGTATCTTTTAATAACCACTGTTTCAATCCTTCTATCCTTGAAGCAAGTGTACGATTCCCATAAATCATATTTCTCCAATCATCCTCTGTAAAATTATTATCACGCAAAGCTTGATTCATACATACTTGTTTTATATACGAAAGTAATGAATTTGCAACTTTTGTATGAGCGGATTCGCTATCGTCGTTAATGTATCTACATATATAATCGGTAAGATTACTAAATGATGGAGTAGCTTGTATAGCAATCTGTCCCATAATAAACTAAAGTGTAGTACAACCTATTCTGGTCTTTTTGTCTATAAACGAATCTTTCACCATATTGTGTAAGGTCTTTTGGTCGAACATGGGGTTTTCAAGCAGTTTGCTATATTTTTTGATATACGACAGTTGTTGCTGAACCGTGTTTCCTTGTTTCTTGGTATCTATTTTAGTACATTGTACCAGATCATTCAGCGCATTGGCATAAGGAGCAAAAGCATCTTTAGTAATATACAATATTTGTTGAATATCTTTCGGTGAGTACATTTTACCATCAATGTCGTATATTTTTTCAGTACTCATATTAGATACCGTAAGACCTTTATTAGGATCTATTTTAGACCGTTTATTAACAAGAATATCTTCCAATATGGACCTTGTACCATCTATGAATTTAGGATCGAATATTTTTTCGATTATTTCAAAATAGTTTTTCTAAACACCCTTTTTAACATTGTCTTTTGATTTAGCATACCGATCCAAACTGTTATCTCCAAATGTATTATGAATATATTCTTGTGTTTTTTTCTATATTCTTATATATATTGGAGTTGCTGCATCTTCAACAATATTACCAGACTCTCTCAGTTCTACCTATGCTAATTCTCTAATTACAGGTTGATTTAAGAAATACAACGCCTAATTTCCAAACCCTGTACGTAATAACAAGTTTATTAAGTTGTACGTAGCTCCGTTTATATTTAATCCTGTCACATACGGATCTTTCGCAATGTCTACGTGACCATTGATTAAAGCACTGATCCACGATAGTATAGCGTTGCCTTCGTCGTCTACAATGTTACCGAGATTATTTTTATGAAGGAACGTTAATATTCTACTTGGATTGTGGGCGAATTTTATACCGTATATTTGGCATAATATTTGATTGTTGTTGTTAAGGGCAAACGGACCTATTCCAACCTTTCCTGTAGCAAACTGCTGCATCGTTTTCACCTAATTTGACAACTGTTCGTATTGATACGGTTCTACCTCTTTTGCGTAAGCTCCTTGTATTTTACTTACAATACTTGTCACTAAAGAAGTATCGTTATCAATAGATCTGTACTTCAAGTGGTCATAACGACGATCTTTAAGTAAATTCAGATACGCTCGCAGCATTTCGTTTGCTAAATTCTATTTGCCATCCTTCAGATTTATTGTGGTGACTTTTGTACGAGTCTTCTCTTTACCGTTCTTGTCGATATATTTTTCTATAATCTTGTCGTAATATAAAGAAGACAACATTAATTTATCGATGTCGAAATCGGAACCGGTCAGTTTAGTAAATTCTTTTGGAAGTATTATAGTATCTCTGACTACAGGTATTACGTCTACAAATCTTAATGCGGAAATAGATGCTAGCGCCTAAGTAGGAATACGATATCCCATAGTTTGGGCAGAAGCATTATGCCATTCTGTTTCCCCAGTTTTTACACCTGAAATAATATCGTTGTCGATAAGCCATTGTTTTGCCTTATTAAAATTGTAAAATATTCCAGGTGGGATTATGTCTTTAAAATAATCTATACTTATCACGGCGTCCATAGAACCTTCTTCGTTTATCATCTACAAAGGTTTTCCTCCGTTGAGTTCGTATTTAGAATCCTTATCAGATATAACCTTCATCGGAGAATCCATACCAAATACAGACCTTTGATAAAACGCATTTCCTTTGAATGTTATGTCTATCGCATTCTTATTGATGACCGAATTTATTATTGTTTCCAGCCACTGTACATTGGATACGGTATTTATGTCTACCGGGAATCGTACTGTTTCAGGTATAATATTTCCATCGTTATCTGTTTCGTACGTACAGGTTAATGCATCCAGTATATTTTTATCCGCATTTCTATTTTTAAGTTCATTAATCGCAAATTTTGAAAATTTTACAAGGTCTATTTGACCGTTTTTGTCTGTAAACTATTCCATTACTCGGTTGTACCCGATGTCTGCCATTTCATTCATTCGGCTCATTATGTAGCTCACATATTCTGAACCGCTGACCGATTTAATTACAATCTTTCCATCTTCTACTACAGGCAAAGAATATATCTGTTCAGGTCGTATTGCACTCAATGCTATTTTCATAGCCTGTGTACCTGCCTGCATTTCTTCATCTTCTCTCGGGTCAGTATTAAGCTGTCTACGAATGAATTTATATTTCTACTTATATGTATGACCTGCAAATGTAAACTGTGCAACTTCTTCATCAGTCATGTCTGGGTTAAATCGTTGCGCCGCCTAAGATCCAGATTTTACTGCTGAATCAAACATCACCATATCTACAGGATTTTTAGGATCTGTCATTTTATTGTACAGATTTCTAGTAAATCCGTAAGAAATTCCTTTAAACAATGGGAACAATGCGAACTTGTCGTAGAAGTGTACAGGGATTCCATTCTACATTCTGTATCCGAACGCAGAGTATTTTTGAGTACTTATCAAAGCGTCGAAGATAAGCTGATAATCTTCTACAGAATTTAAATATCCCTTGTCTCCACGAAGCCTATCAAAAGCAGCTTTGATTTTACTATTGTAAGCTCCTCGCATTTTCAACAAGTTTTCAGCCATTGTGTCGCTAATATATGCAGTACCATCAGCAACGTTTATTTTAGACAAGTAGGAGTCCGCTTCAATTTCTATTTTAGCGTCTATTATATTGAGTAGACCGCGGCTTTTCAAATACTCCTGCATCATGTCTTCTGAAATTTCTCCACTGTCTACTTTTTCGCAGAGTTCACGTGATGTTAGTTCGACATCGTGTCCGGGGAGTGTGAAAGACCTTTCACCTAGGATTATATCATTTATAAATGCGTCCGCATACTCACATTTTCTGAAAGACTGTTTTAATGTATCATATACAGATGAGCCTATCTCCCAATCTTTTATCTCCGCACAAATGTATTCTGAATCTACGTTAGGCAAATCCTCTCTGTTATTTTCTCCGGTAGATCCGAGACCTCCGTAACGTTTCGTCTCATCGACACCGTACTGTACAAGTTTACCATCGGAATATTGTGTTTTAAAGAACTACGGCATACCTGTAAACACTCTACGAGTTTCTTCCATAGACATTATAGATTTACACATAGTATCGTATACCATAGCAACTACCGCCATAGATTCGCACGCGCTATATCCGTATTTATCTGCGATACGAGAATATTTAGTTTTCAACGCATCGATTTTATCCTGATCCATCAATTTATTCTTATACTTAAAATACGGATGTGGATCTGAAGCGGGTCTTGAAACTTCTTCAATAATTCCGTTTTCGACGAGGAAATTTAATTCGTCGTTCAGTCTGTGTTGTAATATTTTAGCCACATAATAACGTCTTTTTTCTTGAGATACATGATCTCCGAAGAACATATCGTACGCCTTATTAAAACTATTTATTACACCACCGTCTTTTGAATTGTCTTTAAAATTAAATGATACATAATTACCGTTCTCGTCATATATACCCATCAGACTAAAGAATCTGGCACCGTTTATATTTTCTGTATGATAATTTTTTACTTTGTCATTTTCTGATATAGGTGTCGCAGTATTAGTTTCCCCATACAATCCGAGGTCGTTGATAGTTTTCTTTACGTTTTCGAACTCACATTCAAAATATTCCAAAAACTGATCCAATATCGGATTTGCAGAGTATCCTTCAGAATTGTCAGAATTCTAAAATATTATATCTCCAGTACGCCTGTTAAATAAAGGCAGAATACCTATGTCCTAACTATTCCAGTTTAGTCCTGGCAGCTAAAATCCTCCCAGCACCATATAAGTAGATTTGTCAGAAAGAGTTGGAGATATTATCAGCCCTTGTTGGAGCATTGTCATTTTACTGATATAATCTTCAGAAGTTGTAGACGAAATATATTTTGTTCCACCTTCTCTTTTATTTTGTAATTTAACACCGCTCGCTGTATATACTACTACTTTATTATGTTTCGGGTTGAATTCTGGATCAGTCAATGATTTTACAATTATCGATCCTTTTCCATTGTGCATTACATATGATACTTCAGACAAATCTTTTATTATGGAATCTTCTTTCATATTACCGTTTTTATCAAACGTATTATTTAAATTATCCACAATATCCGAATAAGTATGGTTTTGAGCAAACGTATACTACTTGGTATTTTCTGCACCCAATGTCATCAATTCTACATTGCGTTGTCGATATGCACCATATTGGGACGCCAACAATCTAATAAACCCGTTTGTAGAATACATATATGCACCAGAAATAGTATCTCCAACTTTATTTCGTAATTTTGGGGTATCTTGTAAAAATAAATAGACATTGCCTTGTTCAACAGCAGATTGCATTTTATCGAGCAGCATTCCATCTCTGACAATAGTACCTAATCCTCCCGAAGTATTTCCGTCTCCGTATTGAATTAACTCGACAAATTGATTCCACAGATTTGTAGAACTAAGATCCATATTTTGTAAAGTATAAATTAAATACGGTTTGTCTATACCTATACCTATTTCGTTCATTGTTTGTATAAATATAGAATATATTTGATCAGCATCTTCGGGTTTAGTCACGTCATATTTTTTACCGTCTACAGTCAATATCTGCATATAACTTTGCGACAGTATTTCATTTAAAATCTTTTTAGCCTTTTTAAATCCTTCAAAACTACTATTTAATTGTGGCGTTTTTCCAGATTTAAATAATTGCGAATACGAAGATCTCAGATTATCGAACCATTGTATAGGATATTGTTGTACGGACTGATCTGCATTTGTAGACTTAAATTCATACGTATATGTTCCTTGTTTAACATTCCCGTCTTGATCCGTATAAGGACGTACATATACGAAATTAAAACTCAAATGTTGTGATTTTATAGCTTGGAATAATTGAGTTGTCAACGACTCCATATCTGCGTTTGTAACATATACAGCGCCCGGAATCAAATCTCCTTTTTTGAAAATTATGTTCCCATCTTTATCTTTTATATCAATTGCAGCATACACCCTCTTCGGATACAACTCGTCATGAGTAGGATTTTTTAAATCGGAGATATAATATTTCGGGTTCAATCGTTTGTTTTTATACATCACTACCGGAATATTGTCATATTCTTTAGCATTTGTATACCTTACATATGACTGCCATCTACAGTTAAATAATATTTTTGCAATATTTTCAAACATGTAGTCGTTTTCTCCAAGCTTGTGTAATCTGTTGTATAAATCATCAACACTTTCAACATCGCTTAAGGCAGACAACAATCTCTAATGAACCGATTTAAAATCTAAGAATTGTACAGTTCCTAAAGAATTTCTACCTATAGGTACTAACGTTCGTTTTTTGTTTCCGTTTTTATCCACAACCTCTTTACCAGACTTGTCGACTACGTATATAGATTTCACCGCTCCGGAATTTACATCTTCTTGAGTAGCATACCTTAATGCAGGTCTTGTAGACAATATAAATTTTACTTGTGATGTGACATCTTCAGAACGAGAATGCGTATAAAATTCATCGGAGTGTCCTGTAATATCGTTCGCAACTGCTCCAGATTCTCCTCCTTCAATATTACTTATAGTTTGTTCCTCTTTTTCTCTGGTTGTAATTATACCTATAGAACGAAGTTTGTCAAATAATAGCTATTGTGTAGCTTCATAATTGTCGAATAACTCTCTAAATATCAAAGCGTTTCTGTAAGTTAAATTACTTATCACACCTTGTTCGTATTTTTCCTTCAACGCCTTTTCTGTGTTTAAATTGTCGTACATCAACGTGAGCTTCAAATACGTCTTAGCAAATCGACTTTCAAACTTACCATCTTTTTGAGTCAGATTGGTCAAATACTGTTTGCTTAAATTTAAATTTTTAGCATTGGACCCCAATTGATTCAAACCTTCACACCTAACGATTTCGTACAACAGCGTGTTTATAGCATCATCTAATTGCGTAGACGTGAAAATATGTTTGAATTCGACAGTCTTGTCTCCAGACTATACTTTCATAGTTAATCCGCCAGGGAATCTACGCTTGAAATTTTCGATCTGAGAGGGTTTTATTACGTTGTTGGAGTATTTACCCCAATCCACTTGTACAAACAGCCTAGCGAGCTTTAAATCGCTTGTAGCAGCATATGCTTTAACCCAGCTCCACATCTTAGCGAAGAAGGCTCCTATTTTATTATTTGGATGGAATGTATGTCTACTATAATTGAAGAACTTATCTGCCAAATCCTCAGCTATATCTCGTTCAGATTTATCTCCGTATTTATTACGATAATATGAATATAAATCTTTGCGTTCAGATTCGTCCATTAACAACTCTACAGCAGCGTGGAATGCCTCGTGGAAATCTGTACCGTTTTCGGCATTTTCTGCAAGAGCTATACTTGTAGCTTTACACATTCCGACAACATCCCAATCTCGTAAAGTATCTTCAAATCTATCGACAAACTCTACCGGAATTGAATCTCCCGTTATTCTACGAATAGTACGTTCTGCTTTTTTACGATTCATTGGTCGTACTTTCTTACCTTTACGCTGCTTATGAAACAATGATGGACCCAATATATCATTATTAAAATCGTCTTGATTTGTAGGAAGTATCTTCAAATCCTCGTCCGATATAATCAAGCCGGCTGGAACAGAATCTTCGGGAGTACCTTCTGGAGTCAATGGCTTATCTTCTGGTTCTGGGTTAGGATCTGGTTTTGGTTTGTTGTCGACTTCTTCTACATCTGTAGCGTATATAAATGCGTCAGTAACGCCTTCGTATCGTGTACTAAACCATCCATGACTCATCATCCAGTGATATCCGAATTTACCAATATCTTCTCGATCGAAAACCAACGATTCTGAGAATTTAAGTTGTTTCTCGTTAGGATGTTCTTCAAACCATTTTGCAATATATGTAAACGGATGTTCTAGATCGGAAGTATTCTTTCTATCAAGTTTAGATCTTAAAATTCTAACATTGTTAGAGTACAGATATAATTTGTCAACCAAATACTTCTTTAGATTTATAAGATCGGTGTCGTTGTTTAAAGAAAACATTCTTTCTTCACCTTGTATCTTAATGTATACACGAGTATTGTCAACATCTGTCGTTTGTGGTTTAGGATTATTTAACTATTCGTCTTTATACGCATATCTAAAAACAAACGTAGAGCCTGGTATTTCCTCTGTAGCACGTCCAAATCTTACGAGCATTTCTAATATTTGTCCATAAGTCAACGGAGATTGAACACCGTTTACCGTTGGACGTTTTCTGCTATCGTTCTACAGACATTCTATTATCATGTCTGCGTCACTTTCCGTAATTCGTTTACCGTCCAAATATATCGGCACCTTTTGACCAGGATTTTCTTTATAACCGAGACTATGTAAAATCATAACTCGTCCAGATTCAAGACGTTTACTTTTATCGTTTATACCACTTTTATTCACGTATATAGTTCGGTTATTTCCCAAGCGTGAACTTTGAGTTATTCCTTTAAGGTTTCCATCCTAATCAACAACTCCAATCTGATCTCCAAATTTCCCGTTATATAAACCGTCAACTTTAGTTTTGTCTTGTTCAGATTCGCTGAGTCCGAACTGTTTCAATACAGAGTGAGGTTCTTTTCCAAATATAATTCTACCGTTACTTCTACTTAAACCTACTAATTTAACTGTAACATTCGTTCCTTTTTCCTTAATGATTGATTCTAATTTAATAGCGATAGGATGATCTATGCTCGCACTATTATACTATTTTCCGTCAGCATCTACTTTGGATAATTGCAATCTTATACCTTTTACGGAATTTCCAGATTTACCTCTGAGGTCTAAAACTTCCCCATTGTATCTTATTTCGTCAAATGTCAGATAGTCTGGTCGTGTACGTCTAAAATGATGCAGGTTTACAACAAATACAGCTTTTTCTAAAAAATCGGGTTGAGTGGACCACTCCATCAACTTCTACTTCGATTTTTGATCTGCGTCCTAGAAACCAATCTTGTTTGACGGTTTTGATTCCTCATCCAACGGTTTGTTTTTTAAGTTATCCTTAGCCTGTTCGTTCTATGCAGATGCAGCATCTTGTAGTAATTGTGTAGACTAATCTAATATATTAGTAAGACTTCTAAAAAGATTCTGAGCATCTGATTTGTCATATATATCGAGTATTTGTTTTTTGCGACGTATATTATCTAATGTAGTAATTATTTTCTTTGCACGTCGAGCAATATTCTGATTCTAATTATCTCGAAGTGCAGAAACCTATTGAAATATAGAATCTGCTCTAGAAAGCGAATCGGATAGTTGTTGTACTATTGCAGAAGTTTCTTCCCCGATACGAGATAGTTGTTCTTTGTTTTCTATACGTTCAGAATAAATGCCGTCGTTCTTCTATAATAAAATCTCTTGCGGAGAATCTATTTGTAAAATTTGGCCTAATCCTACATTTTTTTGATGCAAAGAATCACGCATATCTAATTCTGTATAGAATCCGAGCAATCTTATATCTTCTACAGGTTTACCGACAGCATTAGAAATTAAACCTGAATACATATTCAATTGGTTAGTATAACCTTCTCGTTGAGTAAAATTTGCTCTATGATACTTTTTATCTAACGCTTCTATTTTTCCGTTTTGTTCGCTATATGAATCCGTAGAAGTTTTAAAGTCTACAATATGTATTCCACCATTCTTGTCTACAAGAATCATATCGGTTTCGCCAGCAATACCGTCTGCATACCAAAGATATCGATTTGATAATATAGTATATCCTTTATCTTCGTATTCTTTCTTTTTTGCCAATATGTTTTGCTTGTGAGATTCGAATACTTCTTCAGACATCATGAATGACGGATCGTACTAAACATCTTCTCCTAAAAACAACCTACGATTAATGTCGTCAATTATTGTTCCAGAGATTGCTGAAGCTTTTGGCAACCTTATATAAAACTTACTATTTATATTTGTATTGGAATTTTCACCGACTTTCACTCCTTCCGTAATCATTTTCATGGAATCAAATATTCTTAGAACATGATTGTACGCTTCGGAATCTTTAAGTAAATCACAATATTTAAGATAGCCGTCTAGATTTATATAATGTTCGCCACGTTGAGTTTCGTCAGTAAATTGCTCGTCTATCTGTTGATTGTATCGCTGTTGTAATTCACGTATTCGTCGATGCAATTCTGTAATATTTCCGCTATTCCTAGCTTCGTTCAAATACTCGTGTACATATACATTCGGCTCGTTCGGGAACATGTTCTGAAGTACACTATGTACTCTGGAATATCTGTGAATATTTCCGTCTTCGTCTTCGATAAAATAATCGTATCCAGTACGTAATTCGTAATGTAGTTTGGGGTTATTATCTGCGTTAAATTTATTTATTACTTGTATCACCCTACCCGCTTGTTCAGAATTATCTGATTCGTTTTCCGTGTGTTGTGTAGGATTTGGGTTTGAATAAAATCCAGCATAATTATACTTAACTTTACCTATTTGTTTGCGATTAGATCCTTTTCTTAAATAATATTTACCCCCTGATTCTACAACATCGTAACCATCACGAAGATACGATTCCAATTCTAGTGCGTCTGATAACGATATTCTTCGGTTTTCATGTTTTCCTGCACGATTATTGAATTCTACAACCCTTCTCTCAGTCTATCTGTTGTTTTCTAACTCTTCTACAGTAAGTGTAGAAAGAGAAATTTCTCCTTTCTCCAAATCAACAATCGGTCGAGATAACCGCATCTACTCGAGAGACGCATTATTAATTGTAGTGGTAAACTATTCCGCATGTTCGTTCTATTCAATATCGTAAACGTCGTCGTATATCGGTGCTTCTTTTTGCAATTGTTCGTTTTTAGCAAAACGATCTATTTCATCCTACGTGTTACGATATTGATCAAATTTATCTTCGGTGAACTCTTTTATCAATCGTTCGTATTCGCTTGCCTCTTCGGACGTAAGATCTTGATGATTATCTATTTTATTTTTCAATACAGAATATACAATATAATCCAGTCGTATCTTACGAAGATTATTTAATTTTTCGGCATGCTGTTTCTTTTTTTCTTGGTAATCGTACCACTCTTCTTTATCAAACGGCAATGGCTAATTGTCCACAACACCGTCATTGTATAAATGCTTTTCGGCAATTCCAGAAGGATTTATTACAACAACAGCAAGATTTCCATTACGATCTTCGTATACATTATTATCGTTAGTAATAACCGCATCCTGTACGTCATATTTTTTTATAGTGTCGTCAATGTATTTAGACTCCACTTCTTGGCGTAATCTCTCGTCATCTTTTTTAACCTCTTTGTAATGGTTTACATGCTTTTTAGCAGTTCGAGTATCGTTCTATAATTTTTCATAGATGTTTGTATCAATATCCAACTGCACTTCGTATAGAGACTACTGTCTCATACTTTCTACTAATTCATCGTTGATCGACAATCCGTTTTCGGCGAAAGCTTTATCTACGTCTTCTTTAGTTTCGATGTTTAATTTTGTAGCTTTATTAAACTGATCTATTTTTCTCTAAACTTGTTTTGATAACAATTTACTGCCTCGAACTTTTTCTTCAGGTTTGTTTTTTTCTACAACATCTAAGTAGTCTCGTACATCTATTAAACTTTTAAGATGATATAAATTTTTTAAAACGTTTTGTTTTTTAACTAAATCCTCTTCAGTTTCATTGGGATTTTGTTGTTTTAATTTTTCAAGCTCTCCCTGCTGTAATTTTAGAGTTTCTTCTAACGACTGTTTATATTCATTTATATCGCCTCGTACTCTATTTTTATGTAATGCTAATAAAGAAGCATAATAGTCCAAGTCTTCTTTTTTAAATCCTGCTTTCTTTGCAAATTCTTGAAAATGTTTATTGTTATATATAATATTTATATCGTCAAACAATTCAACCTCTTCGTCGATCATTTTTGAATCAATTCCGACAGGATCACCTTCTTGTTCGAAGTTCTAATTTATACGGTCATTGATTCGTTTATACTGCAACAACTTATCTCTGGTAGCAGATCCTCGTCCTTTTCTAATCTATTTGGCATATCTCGCTCCTTTTTCGATATTCGAATCGTTTTCCATCTTACTTGCCAAAAGATTATTTGCTACTGCATGATTTAAACGAATTTCTTTCACCGTTCCTGTAGTAACTTGAGCTGAGCTAACAACTCCTCCTTGTGTCCACGCTCCGAGAATACCTCCGGACATATTATTGTGTATATCTCTTTCTCGTTCCGTAGCTGTTTCTGGGTCGTATAACAAGTAATCTGTCCAAAGTCTGGGGCCCGAAAATATAGTATTCAACCACTGATCCTAAGCATAGAAATAATTATCGTCACGTTCATCAATTCTTTGATACTGTTGTTCCTATTGCAATCCCTCTTCTATTGCCTCAGAATACGCACTTAATGCAGAACGTTTTGCTAAGCTTTTTATTCCTTTCCTAACTGCTTTTAAATCAGCTTTTCCTTGTAAGATTTTTTTCGGAAGCATTGCTGCGTAATCTGCAACATTTGATGCGTGCTTTAAAGATTTCTCTGCGAGTTTTTTAACCGTTGCAGTACCTATGTTGTCTATAGTTCTTCCTATTTTTTGTGTCAGCGGTATCATTTTTTGCACACCTTTGCTATCTTTTATTACGGTGACAAAACCTTTCCCCATTGACTTTACATCGCCTTTAAACTATTGTAATTTTGTAGCCCTCGATATAGACCCCATAGGAAGAACTTCTATTGCGGTGTCGAATGTAGCATCTATTGTGTTTACGCCTTGCCCCTACATAAACTGTTTTAACGAACCTACAGATGCATTTATTATAGTATTACGTATTTTGTAGTTTTTAGGAACATATTCCCCCATCTAATATGCAAGATACAAATCTTCTGCAGTAGCATTTGGGTTTTTCAATTGTTCTCTACCGTCTCTTAAAAATTCTTCAAACTGCCCGTTAGCAGTAAGTTCAGCAGTCATTATGTCTTTAGTGGCTTGAGCAACATTTGCAAAATTTTCATCTGCACCGGAAGATAAATTTAATCCGTATGTTCCCGCGACTAATGTTTTACCCAATACGTCTTTGGCTATAGAGCCTCCTCCTGTGAGATATGCCGACAGTAGACCTAATGCCATAGACCCGATTTGTTTTTGAGGAGCAGACATAGACGATCCTATTAGCCCTGGTGTTTGGAATAACCACTTTTTAGGATTAAATACAGATAAGTCCTGAGCTATTTGTTCTTGGTTCTCAAAGTAATCAGATACTTCATAACCAGAATATCTTTCCAAGTCTCTACGATCATCTTCAATGTCCTACTTCCATTTATTGCGCATCTGTGTTGATCGGTTCTGATATTTTTTATAAATATCTGTTAGGTTTTTATAATACCGATCAGCAGTCGTGGCATCTCTATTGGCAAGGGCTTTTTGCATCTTTGTTAAATTCTCATTAAAGCCTCTTAATGAATTTCCAAGACCTGTTCCAAAATCCAAATCTACTTCTGCAAGACCACTTTGCATTTGAGAAAACGCTCCGGTGAATCCGTTCAACGATTCGTACTGTTTTATTTTGTCGAACATAGACTCGTAATGATTTTTTTTCGAATTCAACTCGTTTGAACGTTTTCTTAGATTGTCCATTTCCAAACTTTCGTCATCAGTCAATCCGGCCCCTGTAGTATATTTATCTATCAAATGATTCAATCTGTCGTTAACAGATATCAACTCTTGCGCAGTATAGACATAATCGTACATCGCTTCAGGACTAATATATCTATCCATTTGATCCGCAATACTCATTTTACCCAAAGATGTGTCTATTTGAGTCTAATTCTTATTAGTCATCATCTTTGTGTACGCATCAGAAAAATAATCTTTTTTACGATTATCCCATTGTTCTACACCCAATATTTTTCTAAAAATGTTTGTTGCAGGAACTGTTAAATTAGAAGCTATCTAAAAACCTTTTACTATAGAATTCCACCAATAATTATCGTCTGATTCGGATTCTTTTTGTTGTTTTTTATTATTGTTTGTGTTAGGTTGTTGGGCTGCCAATCTGTTTAAATGATCTTGATATTTTTTTCTAGTTTCCGGGCCAATAAACTTATTTATATCAAAATCCTCTTTTTCTGTATCTGAAGGAGACACTTGCTATATCTAATCCTACCTGTTCTGTTTAGATTGCTCTATCTCCTAACGTCTCTATTCTTTTATATAATCTTCGTATTGCTGATTATATAATTCCTGATTACTACTCGCAATATCTCCAAAATATTGCGCCTACTTTTTTATGTCCATATTTAATTTTACTGATTAATTGCAAAATCTACATCCGTCTGCTTTGCTACACCGCCGTTCCCTAAAGCGCCGGATACTCTAGATTCATAAGCACTCATCCTAGATAAAGTTTCTTCAGAAGGAAATAACGATACCGTGTCGGAATTATTTGGAGTTGGATCTCCATACTATATAGGCATATACGCCTGTTGTAAATATTTCGTATTTCTAGTTTTAGGATTTCCATCACTGTCGTATTCCAACGTCGATGTATATAGATTTACTTGTTGATATTGTTTTGGTCTACCTTGTGCATCGTATTTATAGAATACTTTTCCAGTAGGTGCTGCAAGTAAATTTTTACCATTTTTAAGTTTATTATAAAACACGTTGTTGTATTTATAGTTAACTGCGCCAAGAGTGTTCTATACATACTGACTCGTAGTCTCCATTCCGCCAATATCTGCAGTAGACAATTTCATATATTTGGTATTGGTTTTTGAATCTACAAATATATCGTTATTTGCTTTACCGTATCTCAATATTTGTATTTCAGGATCTTCAACAACACCTCCGTTGCTATATTGTAAAAATTTACGCTTATATTCGGAATAATTAGATTTTTTCAAATTAGCATTATTCTATTTCCACGTGTTGAACGCTTCTTTACCGTGTTTTGAAGCATAGTCAGCAGCTTCGTCCGCACCTTTATTTAAATATTTACCAATAGCATTCGGAATTAAAGCCAGAGCTCCTCGTATAAATAGGGACTGGTGATAATTAAATTGTCCCTTTTGTTTCTTTTCTTGTGCTTTTTGACGTGCAGCTTGTGCTTGTCTTTGTCTTGCTAACGCATGTTGATGTTGTAGATTCTCCAACGCAAACTGATTTACTCTACGATCATTCATTAAATAATCAGTATTAGCACTTACAATGTCGTTCATCAATATATCCTAAGCTCTTTTTTCTATAGATGCTTGAGATTCTCCGGGAGTTGCAGTTCCTTGCGCAACTCTTTTAGCACGATCGTAAAAATATCTACCATAATCGCTTGCAAGGAACGCTTTTATCTGAGTATTGGCTGTTTCTCGCATATCGCCTTCGTCATATCCGTAATAATCATATCCGCCTTTCTACCCTTTAAATTTGAGAGTTCTGTGCTGGAACCACGGATCTGTAAGAGTTCTAAGACCTTTATATTCTGTCGGGGAAGTTCTATCCCACATTCCTTGTGACAACGTATCGTAATTACCAAATTGTCTGTCTCCTAACAAGAACTGTTCAAATTCTGGATTATATTTACCTTCGGCCTGTAATTTAGCCCTGTTAGCTAAATATTGTTGTCCTGTAGCAGCGGACTGCCTTAACTATGATAGCTTCTCTCTCGGAATCTGTCTCATAACACTAGCCATTGCAGCACGACCTTCTTGAGACCTTAGAGGATCTATTCCGTTCTTTTCGAGAAAATTGTATGTCTGTATAACCGGATCCATTGTAAGCCTATCCCAGTTCTCAACATCTTTTTGGAAGGGACTTATAAAATCTCCGTACTTAGATATAAAATCTTCTTGTTGTTTAATTCCTCGCTCGTATTCATCTTTTGCAGCATTTATGTACAATCCCATCATTCCAGAATCATACAAATCTACAACAGGATATAGAGCGGCTTCATCACGACCATATATCATACCAATTCCTCCTTCCGTAATTCATTGAATAATCAGGTGTAAAATTCCACTCGGGCAAAGTACTACCGTACATCCATTTAAACGCATTTGTAGGTATCCAAGTATTTGTATAAGGATTGTCGTTGCGTGAATACCATGGAATATATGTTGAAGCAGTCGATGTGGTCTACTGTTTCTATTCGGGATTACTATTTGTAGCACCTGCGTTAGCCCATTTAAATTCCAAATCCGCTCTATCGTTAGCCAATCTCTGTCTATAGAAATCTGCGGTATCCATCCAAGTATTATATTTAAACTCGTTTTGATACATATTATTCATCTGATTAATAATATTAGCTATAGCAGTATCTCTATTCTTGTACTTAGCACCGTGTGAAGCAGTATAGTTTTCGTAGTCTTGCTGTGCGGCAGCCATTCTTGCAGATCTATCTTGCTGTCCTGCATTGAGTAATGAGGTATAATAATCCTGTCTGTACTTATTATTTTGTGCAGCAGCGTTTGCGTAAGTATTAGCTATATTTCTTTGCGTTCCTATAGTATTGGCTATTTGTGCAGCAGCTCGTTGACCAGCCGTCAATCCACCCATGTTATTTATTCCGTAAGCCCCTCTACGCTCGGCATTACGTATAGCTTGTAACTCTGGGTATATATCATATCTCAATGAAGCCAACCCTTGCAAAGCTCTGTTTGCATACGGATTACTCCTATATGTATTTGTAGTGCTTACAGGTTGATTATTGTACGTTAAATACTGTCCCAAAGAAGCTGCCAAACCTACAGCGTTAGGCATTATTCTCTAATACCACGGCATATCACTTCTTTGACCAACATTCGAATAATCTGGTATTGTGATATTTACAGCATCTTTACCGGGAGCATAATACCCTAAAGCCTATTTATTTTCGATCTGGTGCTGTTTTTCTTGTCTAGCTGATATATCTGCCAGAGCGTCTAAAAGAGGCTGTTTACGGCGATTTATTTCACGTTCTTGGACATTCTGTGTTTGCTTGCTTAATGAACTTTTATCGCTGTACTTATTTGTACGCTTTGTAATGTCATTCAACATCTGCAATCTTGCTGTATAAGGTGCAGCCTAATCTGCAAATTTAATTCCGTTAGTCCAGTCTATATCGTTACCGAGTATTACATTATTATCGTCAGGATGTACAGATGAAGGTTGGTTATCTACACCTTTCGTACCTTTAGTAACAAGCGTTCCCTTACCCGTGTTGAAGTTAATTATACTCTCTCCTTTACCTACCATACTGTTTATATGTCCATTACGATAACCAGATGGTGTCCATACTTTATTCATGTCTTTACCTTTATTTGCGTATAATATTCCAGAACTGTTATCGTCGTTTTCGTTATAATAATTCTATTGTAGTGCTTGAGTATTGGCTCCAGTTCTGTTATAAATATTTGTCCTATTTACTTGTCGCTAAGCTTCCCTCATTCGTTCAAGTAGCTTCTTTCTTCTACGACTACCTCCAAACAAACCTCCGATTAAACCTACAACTCCACCAACGGCGGTACCTATAGGCCCAAAAGCACTACCTAACTACGCTCCAGATGTAACAGCATTTAATGTGTTAGAAGCATTCTCAGCCTACAATTGTTTTAGGTTTGCCTATTCGTCTATAGAATTTTGTCGTTCATAATCTATTCCGTTTATAGTCCCTTGTGTAGAACCTGCTTCAGACATCAATTCGTTTTGCGATTTTACAGAATTTGTATTAAACGCATTGATCATGTTTGCCGCAAAATTAATTCCTTCTGTTATCGGCAAACCTTTCATTCCACCACCGGCAGCTTTATTTGCACCTTCTACTGGGACTGCTTTAACATTTTGGAGACCTTGACTCGCATTGTTTTGAAGTATGCTGTTCGGAATCATATTCATCGAAGGCTTCGGTAGATTCTCCATAGAGGTCATTTGTATACGTCCAGAAAGCGTCCCTGTGTCGATAGGACTGTACGGTTTGAATGCGTATGCTTCTTTTCCTACTTTATACTACGGTTTTGTATTTTTAATGTATTTATATTTTCTTAAGTCCATGACTATCTATATTTTGTAATAATGTAAGATATTGAGGTATTACCGTTAGCTGGTTCGTTTTCAATTGTACACAACATATATTTACCTCTAACTCTATTACCGTAAGAAGGTGTATTCCCGGCAACAGTTAGTGCTCTAGGTATAGAGTACCTAAAATTACCTTCTCGGTCCGTATATTTTAAATTATGTTCTACAGCACGATTCAAATCCGTCTCCCATGCGTATGTGTGGTTTTTAGAATAGACGTCTTTATCGTAATTATCATATCCTCTAATCTCACTCGTCACTATTTCTTGATTGTCGAATGTTTTTGTAATTAATGGGTTCGGATTTACTACATACTGGACATATGTTCGAATCGCATTGTCCTGCGTATTTACAGGAGCTTCTTCTGTTATTTCGTTCCATTTGTATATTCCTAATTCTTTATCACCTATAATTCTTACTAAATATGTATCGTTATCGAACTACATTGAAGTGTTATACACCATGTCGTACAATGATGTAAACATATTATACTTTTCGTTAAAGACTATTTGGTTATCTTGTGCCAATACATTAGATACTATCTCTTGATACTTCTAATCGTAGAACATGTCTAATTCTGTAGCAGCTTCTTCTTTCTACATGAGGTTGTTCGTTTGATATGATGTATTCACTTTCTAATACTGTTGATCTCCGTATCTACGTATTTCCTTATTCTTATCGTCATACCAATATAAGTAAGATGCAGATTCTGTGTCACAATATTTTTCAGGACTCATACCTGAAGTTTGATCTAAATAATCGTATCTACTCAATACTCCGCCATTTCCAAGAATCAACATCTGTCCGTTATCGTCTGTAATTTGAGCTCGTTCGTTAATACTAAGTAATCCTACGGCGTTATTCTGCCAAAATACCATCTTATCTTTAAACGACTCCATGTTAGTAACCTCTCCGTATCGATTATCTACGTCTATATAGTTATTTGGCATAAACGTACTCCAGGAATCTATAGACTCGTTATTGGTTTTTGGGTTAGAATAGTATATTCGATAGTCTACATTCTGCAAATTATTAGACTCTTCTTCAGAAATATACGGCGTACTTAATTTTGTACTGTTTTGTGAAGAATAGACTGTATTGTAATTGTATAACGGATCTGATTGGCTATAATAACCGTATACATCAGAAGGTTTTATTTGGATATTAGTTATTCCTTCTCTCTGATAGTTTCTACTAAATTCATTACCGTACGTATAAGCTAAGTTTATATTAGTTTCTACAGGTATAGAATATATAAAACATGTTACTTCGGGGTATTTGAATTTAGAAAACCAATATTTATGTTGTGAAACATACTCCAACGGCATTATAACACAATCTCCATCAAATACAACTAACGAATCTTTTTTAGATACATCTCCGTAACTATAATAAGTATTCAGTGTTCTAGAAGTATAATCAGCCCCTCCATATGGTATAGAACTTTTTCTTATATTACATAAGTATGTTCCAGCAACACTGTTTCTGAATATTACAGTACCACTGTTGTTTGTAAGATTATCGTATACCTATAGCTCTTCTAATGTAGTTTCGTCATATTGTCGTTTTCCGAGATCTACATCAGCTTTGTATTCTATAGTATCTTTCAATACATCTTTTGTAACGTCTACATAATTATTTACAGTATCTGTAGCTATCGTCTTGTAGAATATATTATCGTCATCTAATGTAATCAATGCTGTTCTACCTGCAGGACCTATTACAAAACTGTTCGAATGTGCAAGTCCTGCCCATTGACCATTTCCGTCGTTTTCGTTAATATAGTCCTACGTGTTTCCGTATACTCCAAGACTTACTACATTACTGTATTGATAGTTGTCTATTACAGTCAGATTATCTTGAAAACTTGAAACAATCGTAGTATTATTACCATCTTCGTTTTTCTCATCCGTGAACATTTCGTTCCACCCGATTTCAGAGGCAACTTTAAAACTTTCTATAGTATACTTAACATTGTTCTAAGATAAATCGCACGTGTCATATTCCGTCTTACTGCCAACAATAGACTCGTAATCAGACTGAGAGCTGTATTTTCTTAAATATGTAGACTTAGATGTATGATATAATTTAGAATAACCGTATACAAATTTAGTTATTGGTAAAGATGATTTGTTGACATATACAACCTACGTATCATTCGGACTTCCCGGAGAACGATATGTTAATGTAGATCCATCCACAATATGTCTAGTCTGGTCATAAGAATCAGGTCCAAATCCCATTATCAATCTTTGCGGATATACACAATAGTATTGAACTATATCGTAATCTACAGGACTAAATATGGATTTTAACGAAATATTAGCGAGTTTATTATCATCACTGTCTCCAGAACCCACGTATAAAGAACCCTGGTTTGGTAAAATAGGCATTCCGTACTACATATTTGTCGAGCCTATTTGTATAAATCGAGCTCTATCTTCCATGTATACACCATCTTGGGCGAATGCTTTATTGTCTCCTGCAGATCCGTTATAATCTTCGCCGTCTCTATAATAGTTATTCGGTTGATAATCTTCGGTCTATTGAAACATGTATGTTATCGGAGATATACTTAAATTATACGCACTTGTTAATTGTTCTATATAATCATTCTGATAGACAACTTCTGGAGATACAAACTAATATAGGTAATGGTTTTCATAGTTACAAACTTCATCTTTATCCAAACCTGTATCTGTCTTACTTGTATTGTATGCTACAAATTCTTTACCAGACCAGAAGTTAGCAGTAGTTAACAAACCTGTAGGAGTATAAGGATAGCTCTCTATATTTTCTTTTGTAGCATTCTTGTTGATTATTTTCCTAACAGGTCTTGATATAACACCCTAAGTAATAGTATTTATATCAGATTCGTCTCTATTACACCTAACTATTTCGTATCCTACAATCTCTAAATCTTGAGAATAATCAAGGTTTCTGGACTATACAGTGTTACGTAATTGTGTATTAATGGCTTCTATATCTACATTAAATTGTATACCTAAAGAACGTACTGTTAAATCTGACAAATATCCATTCACATATCCGTCGTGTACAAATGATTCAAAGCCTTTGAAGTTTGCAGCAGGTGTTCTTATATCTTGTATCCATTTTACAGAAGACGCTTGCCCTAACTTATTATAAAATATAATACCGTATCTATACAACTCGTCACGTCTTAAAGATTTAAGAGCATAAGATACTACAGGATTTGAATAATTGTAACCGTATGAACTATCGTCATACACACTAGACATGTCTTGTTGTACCTTATTTTGTATCGAACCGTTTTTGTCAATATTTCCAGTCCAAATACTGGTATCGAACTATTTTGTATTATCTAGCTTTTGAATATTGTTGTGTGTTCCGAATATGTGTTCGTGGTCTCCAACAACACGTCCTGTGAAAGTACAATCGTCTCCGGATAACTCTGTTATTACGAATTTCCAACTAACATATTTACCAGTACCTCCATAATATCCGTCTTTGTCGAATCTACACCACACTCCTTTTTTATCAGAATCTGAAACAAAATGATTCGAATCCGCATAAGTTTGAGACATGTTATTATATATGTTATAACAGTCTGCATTTTCAGGAATATCGTTTGGTATACTGTTTATATCGAAATCTCTTTCATTACTTTCATCAGAATATTTATATAGATACACATGTCCGTCAGGATCTGCACTATAACATCTTGTATCTATGTCTTTCAAATACTCATCTAATTGCTGTACAGTATCTTTAATATTTGCTGCAAATAGGTAATCGTATTTGGATTCTATTACTTTCGGTATTATGTGTATTCCAGAAAGTCCGTTAAACTCTTCTAAAGTTAAATGTTGTAACGATTCGTTCCCGGAATCCACGAAGTATATATCTCTGGCATCATCTTCACCGAGACCTATACTCCTATCGAATATTAAATCTATTTCCGGTTCTTGTCCCGTTTCTACGTATTTTATTCGGTATAGCTGTATTCTGTTAAAGTTTTTTAATTCGTTGTCTAAATGTATTTTAACTCTAACGCCTTGTCCTACATGTTTGTCTTTATCTGCTCCGTTTATATTTTTACCGTCCCCGTTGAAAGAACCTTCTTTGGAGTATACTATAGGTATCAGTTTTGTAGGGATAGACATGTCTGTACTAATTCCGTTTTTATTGTATAGTACGTAAGCATATGACACCATTCCGGAAGTCATATTTCCTGCAGTAAGTCCACAGAAAACAGGGGGCAATAACAACGAAGATTGATGTGCTTGTAGTTTAGTAAAATCTCCATCGAGACTATCGTTATATTCATCGTCGAGAATATTTATCACCAACAGCTCTCTATATCCGTCCGCAATATATAATTTTATATTATCTTCGTCTTCGTATTTTAGTTCTACGGACAATCTATCAATACCGTCAGGACCACCTAATACATCGTCATCTCTGTTTTGTGTTGAAGTGAATATTCTTTTACACTCTATTCCTTCATCCGTAAGCTTTAGTCTCACGATTGTCCACGAATACTATTGTTCTCCACTTTCTAAATGTAAAGATCCTTCTAAAATTATAATTCCGTAATTTCGTATAGTTTCTGCTGCTAGTATCTTACCTATATCGAAATCCTAAAATAAACCCTCTGTTTCTAATATTTTCTTAACGCCTTCTATAGACTTTATTTCTCCAAACTGATTTCCAGAACTACTTAACGGGAACACTCTTATATTTTTAGCATTTATATACTAATCATTCTGTATCATTTGTACAGAAGAATCTGTATTCATGCCTTTTACAAATGTGTTTATAAACACTGTGTCTTGATTAGTAGCCATAATAATAATCGTTGTAATTTAATTGTCTACGACCAACACTACTAAAGAATGTATCGTCAGCATCCCATTCAGGTACTAGTTTGGTCCATTCGTTCTTAATACTTCTAAGTTCTCCTTCTGTAGGCATCATGGCTTCTCCGTAAGCCTATCCTCTATAAAAATTCCACTGTGATTGTATATATTGATATACTCCGGAATTACCTCTAACTCTAGCTCCGCCTAATTTACCATTTAAGAATTTAGGGAAATTTAGCTTCATCATAACATACCAGTATATCGCTTCTTGGTATGATACTGTATCAGGTATTAAAGGATATCCTCGCTCATCTGTAGCCACTGCTTTGTATGATAGTTTTACAAATCCGTCTTTTTTATTAAATACTATCCAACCTGGTTTTATAAAGTACGTAGGTTCTTTATGCTTCATATCTATCATCCTACTTACATACTTGCTCAGATTTACGCCGTAAAACTGTGATTGTGATGTTGGTAGTTTGTACCTCATAGGTTGATGTTCAGGCTACGGTTTAGTTCCTACATACATCGGTTTATCTTCTATAGCCACGTTTGCAGGATCGTACAACGGACCTTCTATTTGAGGCTTTGGTTTATTATCTCTTTTAGGTTCTTTGAACATTGCTGTTTCTGAACGTACAGGAACCCAGAATGATCTATCTGCTCTATTAGAGTATGCGATACCTTGTAGTCTATATAAATCATCCGGCATTGGTACCTGATAGTCCTCTATCTTTATCGGAGGTGTTTCTACGTCGATATATTGTACAGGAGCTCCTATTTTCTCAACAGCTTCAAATATCCATTCTCGTATATCTGATATTCGTATATCTTTCTCAGACATGTTCGAGTCTGCCATTATTTTTGCTATAACAGGCTCACATTTTGTATATTTGTATATCATCTATGTTTATATAATCGTGTTTATTAAATATAAGCTGTGCTAATTTACGTTTATTTGCTCGTACAAGTGATAATCTATATTTGTATATATCAGGGAATGTGTTTTCATTTTTAGACCAGTATAACCTATATTTGTAACCATCACTATGCTCGTTTAAATGATATATTGTTTTACCGAGCTCGTTGCTTGTTTTATAATCCTTAGACAAGCTCTTATTTGTATATGTTTTAGGCTTGTATTTAACTATGCATATAAAACCTAGTCTCTAAGGCATTTTAAAGCCTTCTGACGCGTTTAAAAGTAAATCCAGTAGATTTATATTAAACTGCTCTAAAATGCGCTTAAAACGCAAATATGACGTATTCTCGTCAATCTTTTTGTAAGCTTTATACATGTCCCTGATTGTAAATGATTTTTTCATCATGCTTTCCACCCTTTAAGTTCTAACGATTGTGGTTTAATATCTTCAAGGGTAGAGTTGTTTTCTTCATCACTTGGGGTACGAATTAAGAAGTTGAGTTCGTTCGCCATAATCATTTGCTTGATTTGCGGAACCATCCACCCGGGAATGTTTATTCCGTCCTCATCTTCTTCATCAGTATCTACAAATATACCAGTAAGCCATATATATTTCAATTCGTTCTAATCTACAAGTCCTTGTATATACACACGATTGTTTGTAAAACTCCACGACAATTCACCAAATGTATACTTCCTGTAATACTAAAAATGTCTGCGTTTACTATTCATGTACTAAATTGGACAACCTTCCTGATCGAATACTGCAATAATGTTGTATGGATCGTCTGCTATTAATTCGGGTATATCTTCCTTGGTACGTTTTGTAAATAAACAAGAACCATCCAATCCTTTAACGTCTTCTAACTCCAAAGGACCGATGGTTTTGTACATACTCTTATCGTCTTCATCTTCTCCGTTATCACGTTCCCGATCTCTTTTTTGTTTGAGTAATAACGCTTTGTACGATAATATCCAGTGAGCAATCTACGCCCTAGAGAAGTCTTCACTTTCACTTATGTTGTTATTACGTAAAAGTAGCATTATGTCGTCTATTAACGACCTAAGTGAAAACATTTTCATATTTCTGTATTTTCTATTATTCTTACACTATCTTCTTTTATTAGTTCGTTACTGTTTACTATCTTATACTTATATTTAGTTACTTTTTTCCAATCTAATGTAAACAGTCTCTAAAAGAAGTTCTTCTTGTTTTTATATTCTTTCTTTTTGTATACATACAGATATTGCTGATTACGTATATCTACTCTCATTCGTATACTGTCTTTATCTATATTATAATATACTTTAGTTAAATTATTAAATAATATACTATCTGTAATATGTCTATCTTGTATGTATACTGTATCTTTTGTTATTATAGTATCTTTAGGAAGTACAATCTGCCCCCCTACCCCCTTACTACCATAAACGTTTATAGACTACCCCTAGGTTGCAGCAGTGCTAACATTTTTAGCTTTTATGTCATTTTCTTCCATTACACTATCTATTTTGTGCAATAGCTCATCATTTGTATGCTGTAGTTCACTCATGTTTAGCTTTAAAACATTATTGGCCTACTAGGAAGTAGAAATTACCCCCTAATAGGCCTCTATGTTATTTTGAGCTAATTCTAGGCTCTCTGACAGCTTTTTATTCTTATTGTGGAGAGTTATACCCCAAATAAGAAATAACGCAACACAGAGGCTTAAAATAGTGTCTACAGCGATTTTAAACTTGGTCTTAAACCAGTTCTTTATCGCGTCTATCATATGTTCTATCTAAATTGTTTATAATCGCTTACAGTTTTACTTAAACCGCCACCTGCCATAAATCCTCCGACGCATAGTACAAACAAGCCTAATTCGCTTAAACTTGTCTTCATGTAGTTGTTTGTAACTACATCCCATATCATCACGAAGGATACGCACAGGGACATTAGAAATCCGGAAATGATAGATAAAAGTAAAGCGAAACTTTTACTACTATCTCCAGAATCACTTTTTATCAGACTCTTTAGATATTGTATTAGTTTCTTCATTTTTATCGTTTTTATAGTATTTATCGTAGTATCCCTGACTTAATCTTTTCAGTCTACAATATGTACGATTTGGGAGACGCTTCAAACATTCATCGTCGGGAACCATACATACATGAGATTGTGCTTCTTGGAGTTGTAATTCCAACTCTTTATTACGCATAATTAAGTCGATTTTATCTTGTTGTAAATCGTTAACTCTATTCTGAAGTTCTTCAACTTGTCTCTTTAAAGATTCAAGTTCTTTCTCCATAACATTGTATCGCTTTACTAAACTATCAGTTTCTAAACTAATCGCTTCGGCTAAAGCCTTGCGTTTCAATTCCTTACGATTTAATAACCAGTTCACCAACTTCCATCCACCTAATGCCGTAACAACGGCAATAAGCCAATCGTAGCGAGCTGTTAAATCATTCATTATCCGTTAATGTATTTCAATATGCCGTCAACATGAAGTTGTGCTATAGTCTCCTTACCTTCTTCAGATAACAAATACTTCACATCTTCTTTGTTGTCCTAAAATAAATTCTCTGTAAGTACCGCAGGGCAGTGTGTATCCCTACATATAGCTAAGTTCTATACCCAATAAGACTGATTAGGCATGCTATAACGCATTTTAAGCCCTTTAGACTGCGCAGAATCTGCAAGACAGTCTGCAAGATGCTTAGACTTTTTTGATGCATTCTACGACAAAAATACACTCCATCCTTTAGCGTTATGCCATTTACCATCAGCACCTGCAGCATTACAGTGTACTGATATTACAAATGTGTTTTTTATATTCTTCGCATATATGTTATTTGCACGTCTGCATCTTTCTTTAAGAGATATATCTTCTTCTTCCGGTACAAGTATGTAAGATTCTACACCGAGTTTTTCCAACTTTTCGTGTATCTTCTTCACAATTTCTCTGGCATAGGCATATTCTCTAAGTTTCTTATCAGGGCTACATTTACCCGGGGTATTTACACCGTGACCATTATCTAATATTACCATGGTTATACTATTCTTTTTACAAGACCTTCTCCGAGTGATAGAAATTTATAAGATTTTATAGAAAATTTACACCCGGGAGTAATAATCAAATCAAAATTAGACCATCTGTTATTTAAACGGTATCTGTCTCCGATAGTCATACTATCCATAAGACACGCCTAATAATCACAATATGATGCTCCTATTCCTCCTGTTGAAGTAGCGCTTGTCGCAAAAACTAATTTATAATAATTAGTAGTTTGATATAAAAATCGTATATACATACTATTTAAAACAGATGTGATGTCGGTACATGCTTGAGATCCTGTCCAAGAGCCTATAAGTAAATTATTAAAAACCGTTGTGCCTTTTACGTCAGTTATTTCGGGATATTCGTTTATTTCCATCAAACTACCGTCGGATGCAAACACCTTGTTAGGATCGTTTGCTGCAGACATGATACCAGAATCGAATACCTTCAAAGAGCTCCCTGCACCGCTTGTAGGGGTACTTTGTATAGTAATACCTGTGCCGGTTTTTCCGGTACTATTTCCATATATCATCATACGACCCGTAGGCTATAACACGACTTGTCCTGATGGAGACGACGCTACAATTGCCCTACTACTTGCCGTACTTGCGTCTGCGGTCATTTGTATATTACCGTTTACCATTAACTAGTTGTCTATGGTAACCATTCCGTTAACAGTACCGCCGTCTAAAGAAAGATAATTACCTACAGTTGTTTCTATCTTATTTTTAATTAATTCGTCATATTGTTGTAATAACGGAAGAGTTATTAACTTATCCATAATTAACAATATTAATCAAATAATGCTGTAATATCGCTTGAAGATGCAGCGGTCATACCATCGAGCTTAGTTTTATCAGCCGACGACATAAGACCGTTTTTGGACTATGTGGCTACGTCATATGTAGTATTGTTATCTGTCCATGGCACATTCACGTAAAGATTACCATTAGAATCAGCAGAGACTTTATAATTCTTGTTAGACGTAGTATATCCAAGCTTCACAGAGAATGCACCACCACTCAAAGAAAGACCGGTACCTGCGGTATAAGTTGTATTATTATCCGTCCAGGGTACATTTACATAAGCTCTGTTTTCATCATCAAGTTCTACAGGATAATTTTTTCCATTTTCGCCATAACCGAGAAGTATACCACCTTTCGTACTAGAAGACGCTGTGGGTAGAGAATATGCTGCCGGTTTATTTGTAAGGTCGTTGTAAGAACCAGTTGTAGCTACTTTAGCGAGACCGTCTACTTCAGAAGCACTAGGCCACCTTGTAACATACGCAGAAGGAGTTGTTTTAAGTAACGCATCCCAGTTAGCGTGAAGATCGCTGATTGTAGCTAGATTCACGCTTGTGAGATAACTACCTTTAGGCTGATACAATCCGTCGGCCGTAGTTTTCGTCATATAACCCAAACCCTGTACCCAACTCTGCGTAGCATAACCTGCCAGAGAAGGTATTGTAGGTTTGTCGCTTAAGTCGTCGTAAGAACCTGAAGTTGCAACTGTAGCAAACTCAGGTTTGCCGCTAACCTGACTCCAAGATACAGATGTGAGATAATTACCCTTTGGCTGATAAGTATCGCTAGCGGCTTCTTTCGTAAGATATGTACTAGATGCAGCAGATGTTGTAAGATAACTACTCAATTGAGATTTGAGAGCGAATGTAGCCTTGTCTGCATTATATGTAGACGTGCTTAATTTTTCGCCTATCTTGGATGAAATAGTTGTTGCAAAATTAGGATCATCTCCCAAAGCTGCAGCAAGTTCGTTCAATGTATCCAATGTTTCAGGTGCGCTATCTACAAGACCTGAAATCGATGATGCTATATATTCTTTAATTAAACCGTCGTATTGTGTAAGCAACGGTAGCGTTATAATCTTATCCATTTATTTTTTTTTGGTGATTAAATAAATAAATTGTCTATTTCTTCTTCAGACGCCACTTCTATATTAGGGGTATCTGTTAAATCATTATAACTACCTGAAGTAGCTACTGTAGCGAATGTTGGTTTTCCAGAAATATTCCCCCAAGATACTGTACCAGATCCCGGATCTATTATACAATTCAGAACTCCTTCATGAGTAATCTCAAGACCGTCTCCAACTTTAACACCTCCGAGTTGTGTAGTAGATGCTGTGGGTAACGTATACTGCACTTGTAATTTAATATCGTCGATAGACACCACCCCTCCGTTAGAATTTAAGAGGTTTGTGTCCGATTTTACATCGTTTAATGTAATACCGTTACTGGTTATAGTAAATGAGGGTGTTGCAGATCCTTGTCCGGTAGATTCATTTGTGACCTGATATTTCGTAGCATTTAGCTGCCCGTCTTCGAAGTAATATTGTAACCCGGAAAGATAACTATATAATAATTGAGAGCCTGTTTCTCTCTTCATAAATATTCCGGTACGAAAATATTTAGTACTTACTGTATCGTGTTCGCTAAAAGAAACATCTAAACCAGCCCCTATTTGAGAATATGTTGTAGAATCCTATACAAACGAATTTGCATTTACTATTTTCGCTCCGCCGTACGCATTTTCTATATACGGAACATACTTATCCAAACTAGATTGAACATACCCCTTCAGCTTCTCATCATAGTATTGTAAACCAGAATAATCTAAGTATTTCATAATCAACTAAATAATTCGTCAATATCTGTTGTTGTTATAGATTCTACATTTGGTACTTCAGATTTGAGAGCGTAGTTTGACATATCTGGAAGTTCAGATTTAAGAGCGAATGTTGCTTTATCTGAATTATATGTAGAAGTATCTAATTTGTTGCCAAGCTGAGTAGTTATCGTAGTAGCAAAGTTAGGATCGTCTCCGAGAGCTGCAGCTAATTCGTTAAGAGTATCGAGAGTCTCTGGAGCACTGTCTACAAGAGCCGAAATCTTAGCAGATACTTGAGCCTCAGTTTGGAATCCTGAATCATTGGTTAATTCTGATACCTTAGTGGGAACTTCTACCTCTGGAACAGTTACCTCGGTCCATTGAGCATTTTTTCTACCATACAGTTTGTTATCAGATGGAGCATCTGTTATACCACCACCTTCTACTTGTATTTCAATATTACCTTCTCCAAGTAAAGACTGACTGTTGATAGTCTTCAACTTCGTAGTACTACCAGCAGCGGTTAGAATATCCGAACCGTCTTTACCAGACAACGATATTCCGCCAGTACTTATGGTAATGATATCTGAACTACCTCCTGAAGGTATGATGGTGACCAAATTCGATGGATTGTCACCAGAAATTATAAATCCTGAGGAATTACTACTACTAAGAACAACATTACCAGCACCGAGAATCATTGATCCGGAGAACGACAACGAATTACCGTGCAGAGTACCTGTCATTGTATCTCCAGCTTTCTTAACATAAGTAGCTTCGGCATTAGCATGTTCGAGTGCAAGGTTGTCATTGGTAGCTTTAATCTCTTCATCTAATTGTACTACAGCGTCTGTAAGATTAGTCTCTTTGGATATGTAATTAGCTCCTGTGTAAGTATTGCTACCTGCTACAGATGTAAGCTGCGTAGATGTAACATAGTTTGATAAATCTGGAGTACCTGTCAAATCACTATACAAACCGCTTGTAGCTACAGTTGCGAATGTCGGTTTACCTTGAATATTACCCCATGAAACAGTACCTGACCCTGGATCGATAGTACAATTAAGTACACCTTCTCCTGTTATTTCCAGCCCATCACCTACACGTACACCACCAAGCTGTGTTGCAGAAGCTGTAGGCAATGTATAGTTAGATAATCCGTCAAGTTTTTGTTTATCTGTAGTAGACATCAGACCTGCCATACTACTTGAAGCAAGAGGTAATGTAACTAAATCTAACGAGGAGTTAGAAGGCATACCCCAAGTTCTACCTTGAAGTTTTACAACATCTCCTGCTCTAGTACAACTAATATCACTTAATACCCTATAATCTTCATCGGCTGCACTACTATATACATAGTTAGTATTAGTACCAGTTTGACCTGATTGTACTGTAGGTATAGTAGGTGTATCTGTTAAATCGTTATAGGAGCCACTTGTAGCTACTGTCGACAAACTGTCTAATTTAGTCTTATCGGCAGCACTCATCAAACCATCGGCAGAAGTAGTAGCAATAGTTTTATCAGCTTTCTGAGCAATCTGATTAGTTACAGTAGTAGCGAAGTTCGGGTCATCACCTAATGCTGCTGCCAACTCATTAAGAGTATCTAATGTCTCAGGGGCACTATCTACTATAGATGCTTGTACTTGTGTGGCTATATCTGAGACTGGTGTTGTAGAACCACCTGCGTTAAGGAGGTCTGAAGTGGTCTTATTGGGAATAGTTATACCATCCTTATTAATAGAAAGATTGTCACCATCTATATAACCCACTTGTATTTTACCACTTCCTAGTAAACTTACTCCTGGAGTACCAAAAGACCCGGTATTTCCAAGTACTCGTAGCTCTGAGTCATCACCATAGAATACTTGTACTAAATCACGGAACATACTGCTACCGTTTGCATAAAGATTCCCATCTAAAGTCAATTTACCAGTAAGTTCTCCACCTGTAAGTGGGAGATAACCACTCAAATCTACTTGTGAAATAATATCATCTATGCTTACTGTTCCACTTGTGGCGTTGAGTAAATCCGTTTGTTTTTTATTATATATTGTCACACCAGAAGGACCGTATGCAGCCATACCTATGCCAGAAGTATCTGTAATAGCTATGAAGTCTTGATTAGTACTATCTGCACTTATTGTAATCTTAGAAGATCCTTCTGTACTACTTTTTATAGTACCTCCTGTAAGTGGCAAATATCCGCTTAATTCATCTTTTGTAGCAAGATTTGACGTATCTGGAACACCCAACTGTGTTTTAAGGTCGTCGATTGATATTGCACCACCTGCTGCATGAAGAAGGTCTGAAGATGTTTTATTTGGTATTGTTACCCCGTTCTCTCCATAACGAGTGATACCATTCTCATTTCTTATACTAAAACCAGGTTTAGTAACCCCCCAACCATTCCAATCATCTATTTTAGTAGCCGACATATTTATACCAGTACTCCCATCAGCAGAATAATGTGAATATCCTAGAAGATCCATTTGAGAACCATAGAAACTACTGAGAAGTATTCCTGTTTTTATAATACCGTCGTCAAAAGAAGAAGCTTGATATGTTATAGCACCGGTTATTTCTCCTCCAGATAAAGGAAGGTAATTATCTAAAGAAGAACTAATACCAGTTATTTCAGATTCGTAAGCTATATTCTAACTAGTACCATCTGCAAAATCTATCTTAGGACGTTCGATACTATTCAGAGTGAGGTTGTTCATAGTAGTACCTACTTCTGTAACATATGTAGCTTCATCGTCGTAAGAACGTTGGCATATTAATACACCACCACCTTGACCATCATTACGTAGCGCTGTTATAGAACCATTTACAGGTAAGTATATAGATGTTTTATTTTCTTGCCAATCTACTTTATTATCTAATAAAGCTTCGTCAATACCGGTAATTTTACCAATGTCATCGCGGATACCTTGAAATTCGTCGGCAATACTGGTTGCTTCCCCAGAATTAGTTCCGTCATACCCACCTACACCATTGATATAGGTATCACCGTTTGCCTTTATCTCAAATGCATTTTTACGAACATTGTCGGAACCATTACCTACGCTAAATAATGTCGCTTTAGAAGATGTAACTACGTCGGGCGATGTAAACGTGTCTGGATCCAGAGTAGATTTATTCAATATACCTACAGCAGTTTCCCCAAAGTTGTTGGTTTCGGTAGCATATCCGTTTATCGTAGAAAATACACCATCGTTATTATTCCCGAAATTATATTTACATTTTCTTATTTTCATAATTCATAAATTATAATAGTGCAAATAATCCGTCACCAAAACTACGGAAGACGTTGTTGTTTATCTTAAATAGAGATCCTGCAGGGAACATATTTACCAGTTTCGGATATGCTGTACACATACTAACTATTTCGTTAGAATCTGCAGGTGTTTCACCGCTCGAAGCGAAGCATGACAAATACGAACACGTACTTAAAGAATGTATTCCGCCCGGTTGCATTGCACTACCTGTAAGTGTTCCAAACCCGAGAAGATATCTGGGTTTATTGCCAAGAACCACATCGTCAGTAAACAGATACATATCCAAACTACCTTGCGAAATAGTAGCCATGTTTACACACGACATTGAACCCGACTTGTCACTAGATAGAATCTGTACACCTGTGATAGTAGGTATTACATACTGACTCACTTGATTGTCTACATTCTGCAGTTTAGTATAATCTTCACTGGACATCAATCCGTCGAAAGAACTAGTTGCATTCTGTGCGTTGATAACTATAGCCTTAGCTTGTTTATCACCGTATCCACTGTATGCTGCTACAGACAATCCTTCAGTATTATCCGTAGTAATATATACACCGTTTTCTTCATCGTCACCTATCTGTACAAATGCTTTCCCAGAATACCCTGACGGAGAACTTGCTGTAGATGGAACTAAGGTGTCACCTGCATACAAGTTCAACGTAGTATTTACTTCAGGTGCGCTTATGGTAATATCCCCTGTTCCGTACAAAGTCTGACCGTTTACAGATTTGACATTGATCTCATCCATAAAACTGTGAGAACCAGAATCGCCTTGGAAGCTAATGCTCCCTATAGCATTCGAAAGTGTTGTTTTGCCTCCGTTCGTATTCCAAAATTCATTATTATTGCCAGACATGTCGAGTACGCCTGTTGCTGTATAATATGTAATACTAGAACCTTCACGGACAACCATGCTGCCGTCCTGCATTACGACAGAACTACTAAATCCCGATGGAGCAAATGTTACATTGTTTGCAGTAACTGTACCTCCTTCTGTAAGACTGAGGTAATTGAATTCCGGCTTGCCTGTAATATCATCCCAAGCAACAGTGCCACCACCACTCGGAGATACTGTACAATTCAATACACCATCTCCCGTGATTTCAAGACCTGTACCAACTTTAATACCACCAAGTGTAGACGAAGAAGCTACAGGAAGCGTATATTCAAATGAAGGAAGTTGTGATGCAGAAACTTTACCAGTAGAATCCAACTGAGCGACACCGTTAGCCTGACCTAGTTCTGAACGTTTGAGCTGTGCGTCATTTGTAACGTTGCTCAAACCAACACTAGACTTGTCGATCGTTATTGGAGATTCGCTAAGTTTATGTCCGTTTATGGTGTAGTTTTTAATTGTAGAAAGATCTCCGTCTATCTCTGTCTGGAGTTTCCCGTAAAAATACTGTAATCCTTCTAAATCTAAAAGTTTCATAATTAAAATATATTATCGATTTCTGTAGTATTTATTATAGTAACGTTGTCTATCCATTCTCTGATTTCCGAATTAATAGCACTTTGTGACATGCCTTGTTTGTACATATCGTCAAACACTTGTTCGGCAGAAGCAACAATACTGTCTTCAGTAATGGCGACAACTCTACCTAATACTTTTACATCTTTGTTAGTAATTTCCATAATGTCACCTTTCTATTGTTAAATCAAAGTTAGTAGCTATCAATTTATTCGGACAGAGATAACAATAATGCCCGTCGTTTATTATTTGCGGATCTGTCAAAGGTACATCAAAATGATTGCAATTAACATCTTTAATTGGAGTCTTTGTAGCAATCCACAAATAGTATCCCGGATTATAGTTTTGCAGATGAATGTTTCCAGACAACTCGTCAGCAGAAATAAATAATTTACGGTTTACCTCATCAATAGCCTGAAAATTCAATTTGCTTGCATTTGTAGTAGCAGAGAAGCCTATATATTCTTTTTGAGACTGCGCTTCAATATGTAGTGTACAAGATATCTCTATCTCTTTTTCTGCAGCGGCATAGAACTCAGGAACTCGTGCTGTAAGTGTAACCTGTTGATTTGCACTTTCGTCAAATATTTTTATCGAACCTTCCGCTGTGGCCAATACCGATTCTGAATCCGTAGTGAAGTCTATGTGATAACTCTGCCAAATAGATTGACCATACTGTATTACAGATCCGTTATCGAGAACTAAATACAAAATGTATGGATTTCCTTTACTATCCGGTTCTCCGAGCTGCAATAAAGAATTAGACTCTACGTAATATTCAGACTTCTCAAAATAAGCACGAACTACTTTAGAACCTTCTATTTTGCCAGTATCCCCGTTCACTATAATATTACCACACATTCCAGACTCGTCGTCTACAATATTGAACAACGTACCGTAATCGATGGTATATGTATGTAAATTGTTACGATTCCATCCTTGCTCGTATACTACAAGTACGACCATCATTTTATACGGCCCGCACATGATTTGTTCGTTTGCAGGAAAATACGCTTCGGCACTATTTGTATCTTCGAGAATTCTTGAAGGACCTAAGAAAATGGGATCCATAGAACCGTCTGCAGGTTTCCCAGAAACCATGCCACATGTACAATCTACAAATTTATCTGGAACTATACCAAATCCGTTGTAATACGACCACAAATGAGGATCATTTATTCCGGGACAGAAGTTGGCATAATCACATTTCCTGGGCATTGTATTATACCCCCACGGACCACAACCATGTACCGCATATTTAGAGGGTGTATAAAATTGAGGAAACGGCTCTTTTGGGAATCTTTTCCTTACACTACAATCTCGTTTAGTATTCTCGAAATTAGTGTTAACAAAATAAACCTTCATCTATTTGACATTGGTTCTGTCAAAATCTGTAAGATTGGTGATTGTGAATTTTACTTTAATATCGTTTCCTATACGTATATTCATAATGCATTATGTTAAAACAATAAAGGGCAAGCTAAGCAGCCTGCCCAACATTGTTACGTTATTAATTTCAGTCACCTGCTTCTTCCTCGATGCCGTTGTTTACAGGAGCACCTGCAAAATTTGTAAGAGCTGCAACAAGAGAAGCGAGTTTGCTAGTGTAATCGTATATTTCGAGAGTCTGCTTTGTTTTACGAACAAGATCGTCTGCCGTATAATATTTGTTCTCAAATTCGAGAGTAAGACCATCATATTTCTCAGACAGGTTTGTAACCATATCCGGCTTAATGATAGGCCACGTACCCTGACCACGGTTCAGGATTCCTTCGTAACCCATAGCCTTAGCCTCACGATCGCGAACAAGTTTAGCGTCAGTCTGGCACCACTTTCCGGGAACCTTCGTGATAGAAGCACCCTGGATTACATACTTGTTCTTAGATGCGAATGCCGGAGCAGTAGGATCAGTCCAATAAATATTAGCACTGAAACGTACTTTGTTTGCCCAGTTAATCGTATCTACTGCATCGTCGTCGGTATAAGGAAGTGCTACAAGAGTAATCACACCAGCATCTGCTTCTGCACTTACACGAGCACGCTTATACTGAATATTGATCTGAGCAGCGATTGCTTCTGCAATAGAAGTAGCATCGTCGCCGATTTTAGTGATGTACTCGTAAGACTCAGTCCATTTACGATAACGAGTAGGAAGATCTTTGAACGTCAAACGTACTACAATACGCTTGTAACCTTTTGCAAATTCTGCAAGGAGTGCTGAATCCGTATTTGTCAAATCGATCTTTACAGTATCTTCCGTGCTTTTGAAATGCTTTGAAAAATGGAATGACTTAATATCTTCCTTCTTGATTATATTAGACCATTTTATAATGGGGTGATAAGTAGGCTTACCGCTCTTATCTACAGACATCGTATTCTTGCTGGTTACAATACCAATCTTAATACGCTCTGCTGTTGCAAGATTGCTGGTTGCATAAGGATTTTCTACATCCTGATCCATCGTCATTACTACATACTTACCTGCATCTGCTGAAGGAGTATTCAGCGCAGTAGCTGTCGGAGCGGCACTTACGATTTCACCATTGCCCGTACCTACGAGCACTGTATTTACATATGTTATCATATTAAATTAATTTTTTCTACTCACCCTAATTTCTAAGACCTGACCTAACAGGTTGGGCTTTCCACGTTAAAATTATTCTTGTGTTAATACTTCGTTTGAAATAGTCTAATAACGCGTATCAGCTTGATTTTCAATATACATCTACGCAGCTATTTTAATTATTTCAAACATGACTACGTCACTAAAATCCGTATACTCAGCGTGTGGGTTTTCTAACGTAATCTCTGTTGGTTTCTTTAAATATCCGAGTGTATACTCAAATATTTTATAATTTTTATCTGTTAATAATTTGCATCCTTCAGAATTTCTTATTCTTAAAGGTCTGGCTCTATTATATCTGTAATGAAAGTCTGTAAGACTATTTGTAATCCTAAACATAAAACTATCCTGCGTACATTCAAATACACTTGTATCCATTACATGTTCTCCGTTTTTGTCGGATATTACAACATCTTCGTTTAAAGCATACAAGAAGTCTTCAGGATATTTAATAAAGTATTCGTCATAACTCGGTTGTAAATTAGAATATTTTATATCATCCCCAGAAAACGTAAGCTGCTTAAACAAGTATATTAAATCTTCCCTACGTTTTTCTGTTTGTTCGTACCCTAATCTATGTAAAGGATCACCGTTAAAACGCTGCTTTATAAATTTAGCAACAGCCTGATTTAACCAGAATAAAGAATCGTCTGTAGCAGGTTTATTAACAGTATCGTTTATTTTGTTTATTTCTGTTTCAAACGCAACTAATATATCTATATATTTCATTATTATTATTCTTTATTATCTTTACTAGCTAACGCGAATTTATATTGAGTTATATACAAAGATACAGCCCCTTCTACCAATTCGTTGAATGTGGAAAATGGTAGCTGGCATGTACTGTGTACAGCTCCCGCTGATTCATCTTCGTCGTTATAATTAAGTATGTTAAATCTATAAGGTTGTTGTAAATATACAAGATCCAAAGCATCAATATGCGTATACATATCGTGTATTACTTTTATATAATCACTACCTTGTAGAGTACTTTCTAAAATCACAAGAGGTGTTCTTATAATACCTCCGTTATTGTAGAACGAATTTACTACACTTGGTACTTCAGACTATTTAATCATCTGATTAGGAGTGTGTATAAACTTCTCCGTTTTTACAGGATGTTTATAAGTTTTGTCTATTATACTATTTGAACGAATATATAAATAGTAATCTTCAGGTAATTTAAACGAATCTGAATAATCATCTGCGTCAGATTGCCTGTTTGGATTTTGTAATTGTTTATGTTTAGTAAGACTCTTTAATAAATCATTTAGTTTTTTAGAGCCGTTAGATCCTCTTTCGACTTGATTTTCAGAAAGAAACAAATCACTAACATATTTCTATTGATATTCGCTTAGAAAAGAATATATCGTATCCGTATCCAATTTTTCGTCAGTCACAAACTGAGGATATATCTATTGAATACGTCTTTCAAATTCAATCCCTAATTGTCGTGTTTGTTCCTGTGTCATGATTCAAGAGGTCTACTTTCTACTTCTGTTGTAAATCTTGGATTTTCTACGACCTTTGTAGCAAATATTATAGCGAGATTTATAAGCTCTTCTGCCATAGTATCACTAAGCTGAAATATAGAAGTATCTTCAAAATCAACAGAATCGTTTTCTAATGCAAATTTATTAGGCTTTGTTATATATGTCAACAACAAACTTGTAGGCTGATTGTTAGCAAACGAATCGTATAATACATGAAATTTGTCTTTTTCTACATATAGCACAGGATGTAATATCCACGGCATATTTGTAGAAGTATTCATAAAATTCTACGCTACGTTGTGCGTAACCAACTCTACGTTTGCAGAATTGTGATTTTTATCATCTATAGAATTTACTTTATTTTGCAAATCTACATTACTGTTTACATAATATAACAAATCTTCCGGTATTTCAAAATCTACTTCGTTACTAGCATTTGTAGAACTTTGTTGAGTAGATTTCTATATATCTACTGTATTTATAAGAGGTCTGACATCTTCAATAGCTTTATTATCGCCTTCAAAACCTACCTACCTAACATTATTACCTGTAAGCTTTTGAGCAATCAACGCTAAATATGATTTGTCTAACAATGTCGCAACCTCATATTCTGTAAGAGACGGATATGACGAAGTGATGTCTGCCTTGTCATATTCAATCATAAACTTGGTATAAATATCTTTATGCGTCATATCTCGTTTATAATTATTACTTACTCTCTATCTGATTTATGATGGAGAGTTTCAAATCTTGATTCTTTTTAGCATCGAGGTAAGCAATGGCATCCTGCTTAGAATCTGCAAACAGTTCAGAACCATAATAATACTGAGTCTTGTCTTTACGTACAATTCCTTTGGCAATAGCCTCTTCGAGAATAAAGTCTGTTTCTTTCTGTTTGTTGTTAACCCATTTTGTAAAGAAATCTCTCGGGTTCTTATCTACAAGATTAAACAATGTAGATTCTACAAGTTCGTTAGAAAGATTGTCAGATTTAACACCCCATATACGCAGACACTTACGCATCTGATCGAGTGTAAGCTTATCAAACTCCTTGATAGCATCTCTACGGAGCTTGTTAATCCTATTCTGTTCTATAGCTTCTGCTTGACGATTTATAAGCAAATAATCCTTACCTGCGTCAAGTTTGTCAAGAGATGTTGATACACGCTTGTGTCCACTAAGGAACTTGATAAGCATTGCCTGACGAGGATATTGATCATCGAGTATCATACTACGAGAACCAACTTTTACGCAGAACGTCTTCCAAAATTCTGAAGACTTAGCAAGGGTACCTTCTGCATAACCTAATGCTTTTTCAAAATATTTTTCATCTTCAGGTGTAAGACCTGTATATATCGACCCGGAACGAGTGAAATAAGGTGCTATATAATCACAGCACGACTTGTATTTAATTATACCCGCCCAGGGATTCTTTTTCTTAATCTTTAATTCAACTACCATAATTATGTAATTAGTATGTTGTAATGTCGTACACGGGCTCAATTAAGAGCCCGCTCGAACATTATTTATATATCGTTGTAAATCTATTAGGCAGCAACTACTGCATCAAGATCGTTCGTAATGTCTGTATCCTCAGCATCGCAGTACAGAATACCGCAAGACAGCGGGTTACGCAACATTATACCCTCTTCACCGAGGAAGTGTACCTGATAACCATCACGAGAGTTAGACCTCAACGTATTGATGCTGTTGCCGTAACCGCTCGGGATTACAGAACCACCAGTACACCACTGAACGAACTCACGGCCGCGACGACAAACCTTAACTACGTTTGCCTGACCATCACGCTGGCCGAGATCTACAAACAAGAACGTGTAAGACATCAACGGTTTACCTGTAATCGGATGCAACTGACGGAACATCTCCATGTTATCAAACATTGCACAACGTTTAACAGTAAGTTCGATACCGTTTGTCATCTTATACGTTGTAAACTGACCACCAAGGGTCAACTCCTGACCAGAACCTGTTATGAACTTCGTATCGATAAGTGTGAATCCAGCAGCCTTCTCACGAAGAACACGGTCGAATTCACGAATACCCATCTCTCCAGTCAGAGCAATAAACTTGCGCTCGTTTGTACCAATCATATTGTAGCACAAGTCAAACAAATAATCTTCGAGCAATTCTGCTGAAAGTGTCGTGTAATAACGTACGTTTGCGGGACTGACCTGCTCAAACAAGCCGGCACTTACAGGTACAGGCCTGCCATTTGAACCTTTCAAAGTATACGTACCATCAGCACGACGATTTGATTTAGAGAACAACATAAACTTCTCTTCACGACGCTTCCACTCACGGAGAGCGAGCCAGTACTGATACTCAGACCACAAATATGAAGTCTTGCCAGTCTCAGGATCTTTCAATGCGATAGCGAGTACCGTAGAGTAAGCATCGCCGGTGATATCATAAGACAGACGCAGAGTCGTAAGACAGTTACGCATCTTAAACGGCGTCTGATAGTTGATGATATCAGCCTCATCGCTGTACTCCTCGTATGCGCTACCTACACGGCTTACCTGACGACCGGGGAGCAAGTACTCAACAGGAATATAAGAACCTGCGAAACCATCGGCTACGTAGCACTCATATACCCACGTAGAACCGTCCTGATAAGGAGTACCGTTTACACGTACTTGGAAGTTAATGTTATCAAAAGAAAGTATTGCACCAGGACCGAACCATCTCTCTTCAAGGCCGAGATAAATAGGAGTACCGTTGATACCAGGAGTTATGTTAGCTTCGTTTTCGTCACCAACTTTAAGCTCTGCACCATTCCACTTAGCCCAACGAATGTTAATAGCACGTTCCTCATCAATCATTACAGACCACTCGTACTCACGGTTGTCTATAATCATAGTCTTACCAAGACCACCAGTAATCAGGTCAATGGCTGTAGATACGCCGTCGTCTTTCGTACCAAATACGAGAGAAAGCAGACCTGCTACCTCATGAGGCCTTGTCAAAAGTGCATTTGAAAGCATGTTTTCATCAACCAAATCTGAGAAACGACGTCCACGATAAAGTTGAAGGTTATTTAAAAGTGTATTCATATTTTAATTTAAATTAAAAAATGATCAGTGATACCAAGCAGACGCAATATCGGCCACTGAACGTTGTTTATCATCTATATTATATGTTGAATGATTTTTGGTAGTATGTCTTAGCATCTACCTTAATTTGTTAGCGGCAGTAGTCTGACCATTACGAGTTGCTTCTCCAATGAGAGCATCTCCCTTCATAGTAAAATACGCAGACTCTATTAAGTTATTCACCATATTCTTATTAAAGTCTTTCTGATATTGTGTTAGACCATTTGCGTCTACTTTAGTGATATAGTCAAACAACAATTTTCGGTCTTCTTTAGGAATAGTTACACCACGAATAGATTTTAGATTGTCGATAGTGCTATTAAGGTTTGTAACAAACTGTTGAGCTTGCTCTTGTTGCTGTCTACGTATTTGCTCTTGATATGCTTGTTGTTCTTCAACCTGTCGTTGTTGATACAATTTGAGTCGCTCCAAAGCGTCTTCCGCTTCGTCTGCGAGCATATCAGCATCTTCGTAACGTTCTATCTTTTTACTAATCTGTTCGTCAGTATAACCTGACAATTTTAGATAATCTCTAACTGCCATTTTCTGATTATCTTCGTCTTCTATATCCAGACTATCATATTCTATACTTTGAGACATTTTATTATAGAAGTCTTCAAAGTTACCACCATTCTTAACATATGCGTCAAGTCTGGCAATACGTTCGTCTGCATATTGTGGTTTAGAATTCTCTTCTACCACATCTTCAATATAACCAATCAAGTCTTCTACAGACTTCGGTTTTTCTTCGTCTGTTACTTCCCAGCCAAGTTGTTCAGCGAAAGCATCGAAGAATGCACCGACATTAGCCGCTTCTGTTTCCAATCCTTCGTCACTCGAAATGTCGTCAGGATTGTCTACATCGTTCGCATCGTCAGTAGTTGTAGTCTGCTGCGGGTCTTGAGTGGTTGTGTTGTTATTGTTCAAATCATCTTGTACAGGATTTGTTTGAACATTTGTATCATTATTGTCCTCAGAAGGCTCTGTTGTTTGAGCATCTGGATTCGTTATTGTATCATCATCGCCCGGTATTGTGGTAACGTCGTCGTTGTCGAGTATATCGTTATCTAAGTTTGCAATACTCTCTCCCTGCTCAGCATTACTGAAACCGAGATTATCGAATGCGTTATCAAATGCCGCCATGCTGTTTTTCTTTCTTGCCATAATTTAATTAGTGCTTAAATTTGGAGGCGTTCCTAGCGAAATTGGCGCGTTTTCGTAATGTGGCGCTATACTTTCCCTTAGGAGCGCTTAATATTTTTCTTGCATAAGCTTGTACGCCCATACCTGCGCGTTTAGCTGCTGCTGTAAATTTACCTCTATTTGCTTTTTTAATATGTATACCGGAATCTTTTCCGCTATTGTATTCAAACGGATTTACAGTATAAATATCTCCGTCTTTATATACAGGATAGTACCCTAAAGACATATCTGTATAAATAGCTTTGCTGAAAGTAGGATGTGATGGTTTTTTTAATATTTTTCCTGTTTTCGGATCTCTACTACCTAAATGATATGACTTATCTTCATCATTCCATTCGGGTTGTAAACCTGCTTTAAATGCTCCATACAAATCGTAATCTGGAGTTTCTGTTTGAAGATTTTTAGGAAGTGTAGAACGCCATTGATTGTATGCTATTGTATTTTGAATTACAGATTTATTTTTACCTCTATCGTATTTCCTAAATAATACCTAAGGAACATAAATATTTCCATTGTCTACTTGAGCTTCTGGCAACTATTCTCCTATAGTTTCAGATAAATCATTTATTCTTTTGTTGATTCTTTTAACAGCATCTTCACCTTTATGTTTACCGAAAGAATTTAAACGCATAAATTTTATATTTCCGTCTTTATCTTTTATAGGTTTTATTAAACCATCTTTTTGATGTCTTCTAAACATGGAAAGCATTAAAGGATACGAATCAGTACTCACTGCTCCGTGGTGATTTAAATTCCAAGCCTATCCATGCTATAACAGTTCAAAATCATTTCTAGCTTCTCGCAATGCTCTCTTAGGATCATCATAAAAATATGCAGCACCAGTTCTATCAGAAACGTCGCTAGTAGCACTTATAAATTCTTCTGGAAGATTATTAGGATCATAAGGTTCATTGCGCATTAAACTATTTGCTATCTATTTATCAGTAAGGCTATTTTCTTCTACTTGTGTAGAATTTGTGGGTTTTGGAATTTGTTCAAATTGCTATCTAAATCGTTCATGTTCTTGCCTTCTAGCTAGATCTCGATATCTGTATAATTCGTCTCTCAAACTAATAAATTCCGGGTTGTTTGGATTATGTACAAACAAACTAGGCATCAGCATCTGCTATAACGGTTCTCCAGACTATTCTGCATTTCGATAATGCTATACAAGATCACGCATCTATTGTATTGTATTATTGTCGTGAACATTTTCCTGAAGTCGAAATAAATTTCTAATAGGGTAATTATTATTAAGATCTCGTTTTGCATTGTAAGCTCTTTCATAACTATTCAATATCTCTGAACTTTCAGCAAATGGATACGGTGGATAAAATGGATATGAAGCTGTACTACGCTGATCTATTAAGTCGGCTACCTAATATTCTGTAATATTTGGATTGTTCATTGCGGACTAGATTGCATTATGAATTTGTTTGTTTTCGTCATAAATGTCATTATAGTCGTTTATATATCCATAATAATCCGGTCCAAAAAATCCATTATCTGCTAAATTATTATAAGTTCTAGCATCATATTTGAAATCATCGCTATCTAAGTACGCCTAATAAATATTTTGATCATTGGGTGTATATTTAGTTTGATTTGTTATATCACCAATTACACTTGATACATTTTGTGTATTATTTGATACATCTTGTGTAGTATTATGACCAAATGACTTTGAAAGGCGATTGTATAACTTTCGAACTTTATCATAAGGAACAAAAGGCAATATTGATGCCACTCCTCCCACAATAGCAGAACCATAATTTCCGCTCAAAGCATCTGCAGTAGCAGAAGCTAAATCAATAGCTTCACCTATACCCGGCATAAACGATGCCACTCCCGTAATAGGATCTTGATTATTTTTAATAGTATAAGCATACCTAGCAGGCGCTCCTAAAATAGGATTGTTATAATGTTGTTCGCTCCAATTTAAAAATCTATCCATAATAGATGGATCTTTCCCTTGAGTTATTTCTCCAGAATTAACTTGAGTTTGTGTAGGAGTGTACAATCTACCTTGGTCGTCTGTATATGTCCATTGTGTAGGATCGTCACCTATTCTATTTACTATCGATAATTTTGGAGACAAATCAGAACTATATTCTCCAGTAGAAGAATCGTAATAGACAACAGACTTATTCTTATCTTTACCATCTTTTTGAATCTAATCTTTACCTTTATCGTATTTATTATCGTCCTTTAGTTGTTTCTGCAGTCTTTTATTGAAATTATCCAAAGACTCTTCAGAATCTACATAATAACGCATTTCCGGCTATACTATTTGATGTGTTTGATATTCTACATCACCGTGCCTTTGATACGCAGTTTTTCCGTTAACTTTTTTATCGGCACGACCTCTAAATATAGCATCGGTAATCGCTCTCAACGGTGATTTGTTTGACACTTTCAAATGATACGGGTGTGCTAATTCTGCAGCCAAATCGCTAGGGTTATAAGAATCGCCATACTGATGAAGAGTTTCCTAATTTCTTCCTAAATACATTGTATCAAAACTCGGATTATAAAAAGCTCTAGGTTTCCCGTTTGGAAATTTCGAAGGTATAATTGAGTAAATACCGGTATTTACTTCTTGTACAGAAGGTTTTCCAGCATACTGATACAAATCTAACAATCTGTTTACGCCGTAATTCGAAGAATGTTTCTTAGTATAATCTTCCGCAAGCTAATATAATGCAGTGCGTAAAGATTTATTCGGAACAATTTGTTGAGCTTTGCGCATCAAATCGTAATCAGGAGTCACTACTACCTCTTGTAAAGGAGACATTTCAAAAAATCCGTATCCGTTATCCAGCATTTCGTTAGCTCTTTCGACATCTTTATCAATAAAGATGTCAGGTCCGAACATTTTAAAATCTTCAACATATTGTTTCGGATCGTATACTAACGACGAATATTCGTCACTTATACCAGCAAGTTGTCTTGGTGATAAGTTGTATTTATTGCCGGATACTTTTACAGGAACGTTCAACTAAGATTCATATGTATATTGATATTTATCTTTCCCGCCTTTATATTGTGCAAGACCTGTAGAAGAAGGCGCTCTACGAACTTTATGTGGTTTAATCATCTTTTTCATAATACACCTCCTTACCTCTCACCGACAACTTTATTACGAATTGCGGTTCTGGCTTTAAGCTTTTCGCGCTCCATTGCCGCATCATCTTTTTGTTTCTATAACTCAGTCTCGTGTTTCATACGCTCCCTTTCGAGATTCATCTTCTACTCTTCGATATTCTTCTTTTGTTCAGATTCATATCGCTTAGTATATGCGTCCTCACGTATCTTCATCTACTGAGTAGCATCCTTAGCCATTTCAGCCGGATCAGGTATACCATTCTGATTGATATCCTTCTCTTCAGTGCCGCGATATGTACTAATCTCCGCAACTGCTATCTTAGTAGCGTTATCTTGATCTATCTTATAACGTTCAAGATCTAATTCTGCCTCTTTAAGTGCGAGTTCTTGTTGTTTAGCTTGATTTTGCATCTCTTGAATTTGTATAGCTTGATCTTGTTGTGCTTGTTGTTGCTGCTGCACAAGTTGCTCTTGACGAGTTTGCATATCCTTAAGTTTTTGCTTAAGTATATTGAAATTGTCGTTTGTAAGTATTTCTGCAGCTTCTAACAACGATGCACCGTTTTGCATAGCAGGTTGTATAAGTTGTTGAAGCTTATTGATATTCTCAAGATCTTTAGAAGTATCACTTACGAATACATCCATATCTTCATAATAGAAATCTTGCGGTATGTTTAAGAAAGCTCTTTCTCCGTTATCAAATACATACTGAAGTTTATTTTTACCGGTATCTTGCCAAGCACCTTTGGCTGTATTTAACAACATATTTAATGCGTGGCGTTTGCATTGATTGTGTACCCAAAATAGAGGTTCTGTTATATGTGAAGATTGTATTACACTACGTTCTACATTACCTACAAGTTCTGATGTAGATATGGCACCTTGTCGTTGTTCTGTAATACCTGTAATAGTACCAGCAAGCTGTTCGATCTTGTCCATCAATTGGATATACTCTGCTATGACATTAGACATTGTAAGATCCAATGATGTGATTTGATTGAACGATGCGGCTTTTCCACCTTCGCGACCTGGAACATTCCAAGACTCGTCGTAAGGATTGACAAAGTTTACACCAACAGAAGACAAGTAGTGCATCCATCGATCTACAGTGATACCCATTGATTTAGGAATTTGTGTAACATCCATAGTTATAACCTTACCTTTATCACGTGCGATAGCCAACTCAAGTCTATACCACAATACTATGTACATATACTAAAGGGGTTTTAAGATACTTACTAACGATCGTGGCTTACTGTTTGTAGCACTATATACTGCTCCACAATAAGGTAATTTCTAACTATTCGGATTGTCTATACTTACGTGTTGATATTCGATTGGTTGCATGCCGAAGAATAAATCGTTACCACAACGATATCCTTCCCATACTTCTACAATCCAATCGGGTTCGACACTTATTTCTGTTCCTACCGGTTTATAAGTTTCATCTACAATATCTACTTGTACTTGACCTTCGTCATCCTATGTAGTCACATAATAGATTTTCTTGAATGATTTCCAACAACAGTGCCAGACGTTGACACAGTGGTTACTTTTTTCATCATATAACGGATTATCGTAGAAATGGAATTGTATACCTTTAAAATTATCTACAGGGTTATGTTCCCCAAGATTTGTTGCAGGTACAGCATTAACCATTTCTTGTAATTTATTTAAATCTTTTTCAGTGAGTTTGTCATAATATCTATCATACACCTCTTGTATAGGCATACGCATTCTTCTACAACACCAGGCTCCGTCTTCTATAAATTCAAGATCTGGACTTTTGTCGAATGAAAAATACATAGGGTTAACTCGTTCTAGGTATGGTTCGGAGTTAAGTATGCCTACATAATATATTTCCCTACCTCCAATTAGACCATCTTTCCAACCTTTGATAAATTCGTTATCCAAGCCTAATTTTTCACGTAGATATGTCAGTGTGTGATAAGCAGTGTTTTCTACTACATCCTTATAATCTTTGTCCATATATTTAGCAATTTGTTCTGGAGGCATTATTTCTCCGTTTGCAAGTTGCTACTGGAAGTTAGCTTGATCTTCCGGACTAAGCTGTGATAGCAATTCTGCCTAAACATATTGTAATAGCATTTGTTTCTAAGTTTCCATCAACTGAGATGTCGCTTCTTGTGATGTTCGCACAACTCTAAAGTTTAACGGTCGCTTAGTTTCTTCTCCGATCAATAGATCAATTTTAGGTCTTATAATATTGAAATCCTAAGGTGTAGCAGGAAAACCATCTTCTACTTTAAAAGGATTTGTAATCTTCTTAAAGTCTTTTTCGTCGAAGATACTATTGTATAAATTATAATAGGTCTGTAACTCACCAAACGCGCTATATGTCTGTCCCCCAGAGACTATATTGCCTTCGCCTATTATAAAGTTTACACAATCTTCTTGCCATTTTTTGTTCTTTTTCGATAGCGGTAGTTTTTGCTAGGGGAACCTCGAATGATACAAACTATCTTCTATCATATTTAAAATGTATATGTTGGTACATCAATTTCTTGTGAGGGTTCACTCCACCATTGATTGCCGAACAACGGCATATCAAATAATTGTACCTGTTTATTTTCATCTTTATTAGCTTGTACCTTAACTTGGTAAAGCTCTTCTCTATATATCATAACCATGCATAGAGCTATTACACGGTCTACATTTCGTTCCCCATTATTCATTATAAGCTCTTCAAGCAATGGTTCACTGTATATTCTTTCTAAGTTAGGATGTCCGGGTTCATATTCTTCTCTAAGCCATTCGTTTATTTTCTCTTCGGCGTATTGTCGAACCTGTTTGGTCATATGACATCCTTTTTTACGATTCACTTTTGAATCCCTAAATATTTGTGCTATTACCTTATCTGGTTGATCCGCTAATAAGTAATCACAATGTTTGTTTACAAAATATTGATAAATACCAAGTTTCTCATTCTCGTATAAACAACGTGCATTGTAGAACGTGAGCAATTTACGCACGTTCTCATAGTATTCATCTGCAGTATTAGGTCTACCTGAATACTCAGCTACTATTACATCAGTCCATGCTTCTCCAGCTTTAAATCGCTTAAATATGATCGTAGAGCCTAAAGAATTAGTTCCGGATTCATTCTGGTCGTAAGGGTCATTACCAGCTATATATAATCCGAATGGAGGATCTTTAATCGGATACTCCCATATTACAACAGAACCTTCAGGCTTTTCTCCGTTCTTTAACGGGTATGTTGTAATATCTCCGGACTTCTTTTCGACAGCTTCTACATTACCATTTCCGTCCCAACGTAAATCTACTACGTGTTTCATGCTTTGTAATTTAACATTGGTACGTAATTTACTTAACTGATTCAAAAGAAGTTTACGTGGGAATATATTACCACCAAGCTCCAACATGGCTTCTTGCGGAGTCAACGGACGTTCGGCGACATATCTATCGAGAAGCTGTTGATCACCTTTACCTTCTTGTACTATTTTACGCTGTTTAACACATTCTTCTACGGCTTTTATTTTCAACGAATTCCCATCTTTGTCCATATATTTCTAGTTTCCATTTTCGTCGAAACCTTCCATATTAGCCCATTGTGGAACAAAGAATGCACACTGTGAATTTTCATCTGCATCTTCGTCCCATATATTTGGGAATGCGTATATATTGTATGAACTAGGATGATAAAAAGCGTCTTTTAGACCGTCGAATGCTGCACCCTCAGTACCTCCGGTTCCATACATAATTTGCATGGCTCCGAATGTAGTACCGTCATCTAGCTCAAGAGAAGCACGAGCTATAGACCACGCTTCTTGTAGATTTTCAAATTTTCCTGCTTCCTCCCATAAGAATAACTTACCACGAGTACCACGAATACGTTCTGGGTCGTTTTTAAGAGTAATCCCGATAATACTCGACTAATAACCCTGCTCGGTTTCTTTACCGAACTCGTCTTTTATTTTAAAGCCTGATGTACGTTCCATTGCAGTAGATTTAAGTCTCTATTTTGCCCAAGCTGTATTCTTGTCTACAAAATCCATAATCTACCAAGCCTTGGTTAAAAGTCCATCGCCAATTAAAAACTTCTATTCAGAAGCTATTGCAAAGTTTTTAGAACCTGGAATAAATTCGTAATTTCGTACAAGCATTGATGCACCTTTAAAACTGTACCCTTTTTTACGTGCCTTCATTACTGCCATATGTTGACCAGCTAATTCAGCGTCTTCTATTGCGTAAAAATAATATGCATCGTAATCCCAGAACGAAGGAAATCCGAACGAACGTTCTCTTCGCTATCTTTTGATTCCGTATCTATCAATGTAATCATTTACTTTTACAGTAAATATTGGGGAATAATTCAAATAGAAGTAATGGTAGCCAGTTATATATTCCCCATCTTCTGCAGTATATCCATCCAAACAACGCTTAGTCTCTTCATCCCAATATTTAATATAATCTGATGTACCACGCGGAGCATCTGTATATGTTCCGTATTTTAAGAAATGAAGAGCTGCTTGTCTAAACTTATCTGTATTATGAAATTTCTAATTAAAGTCTACCATACATCATTAATCTTTTAAAGACTACTTCGGCATTTCATAAAGACCGATTGTACCACCGCCCTTTACTTTGCCGGAATCTAATTGCTCTGCCTTGGCTTGTTTCATGGCTATATCCAGCGATTTGACTATATTACCTACATCTTTTAATATGCGGGTAACTTTAATTGCTGTGTCTATATCCATCTCGCCAGTAGAATACTCATTTAACGCCTATATAAGGCCCTCTGCTGCGTTCTACGAAGCTCCAAGTAGTCTTGTACTAGGAGTCTCCTAAAACTCGTTAAATCGCTTTATAAGCTCCTTTACGGACGCATCAGGTTCATATTTAGCACCAAATACATCTAATGCAACACGTTCGCTTCTTTCGTTTTCAGGATATGCTTCATATGGAGTATTCCACTTATATCTCCATACTACATATTCTAATTGTTTCTTTGCTAAGTTTTTATCTTTAGCGTTATTATAGAAGTCTTTAAACGGAGGTATCGCTAAATCCTGTGTGCTAAATACTATTTTATCTCCTTTTATGTCAAACATAAATTATTTTTGAAATAATGTTGTTTTAGACCATATGGTTTCAGTTCCTGCATTATTACCGATTATCAATGCGACTTCTCCTTCTGCAATCTAAACAGGGTCTGAACCTAAATAATCGAAATTAGTATAAGTACCAGGTGTTACAGCAACATAACATACCCTTCTCCCGTATTTAGGAGTTACTGGATTTGTAGAAGGATTCGCAATCCCCATAAATGCGCATTCATCTGTATACGAATTGTATAGACTCCATTTGCTCCAATGCCCTGACTCTACATCAGAAATTCCAGGAGCGGCCACATTTAAATACCTGTAATATGTAAAGAAGCTGTTGTCTCTATGACTACTTGATATTTCACCATCTGCTAACAAACATTGTGTATCCAATACTTGAATTAGAACATGTCTAGAAACATCTGTAAACATTCTCATAGTACCTACGACAACATCTTGACTATTCATAGCTTTATCTGTAACTACAAAGTATTTAGCAGTATTCGGCGACGATGTTTCTTGAATCGTGCTTGCCAAATTATCGCTAAATTTATCCAAGTCGTCGATACTTATAGATTCTATCAAATTACCTTTCAAAATTTCTTGTGAAGATTCCCCAGAATTAGTTATCATTAGTTTAACTTCTTCTTCTGTAGTATAATAATCTGGAATCTCTGTCAAGAAATTCATATCGTTTTGTAACTGTGATACTTTTGTAGGAATGTCGTCAATATCAGCTTTGTTATTTAACTATGTTTGAATATTTGATGTAGACGACTCACCTTCTGAAGACTCTTCAGACTCTTGCTATTGTAGTGTTTTTAATAGCTTTTTTTCTGACAATGTTAAATGTACAGAGTCGTCATGTGTGTGTTGATATAATGCTCCTGCGACACCCCCTATACGTACGTTTTGATTAATATCTATTGGTGTAATCATGATTAAATTGTTTAAAGTGTATATACACAATAAGGGGGTAACCAACTGGCTACTCCCTTATTTTACAGTTTCAGTTCCGGCTTAAAAACTGTTTCACGCCCGTTTACTGGCGCACCGCTGGACCATTTAAGGACTGATCACTCTGCAGATTCCTTAACTGAGGAATCCTCCGAAGCTTCGTTAGACTGATCTGTAGCCTTGTCTGCGCTATCCTTTATTTCGTTTTCTTTATTTTCTTTTTCAATATCTGTAGAACCAAATCCGGCAATGCCTCGTTCAGTTTCGCTGAGTTCTTCAGCTTCTACAAATCCTTCTACTTCAGGAAGCTTTACAATTACAAGTTGTGCAAATCTATCACCGTCTTTGTATATAGCAGGAATCACGTCCGTAGTATTACGCATTACCGTCATTACTTCACCCCTGTAGTTCGAATCTATAATGCCTACAGAATTGGTCATAGATAACGATTTCTTGTAAATTGAAGAACGTGGAAATAACAAACCTACATATCCTTCAGGTATCTCTATTGCGAGACCTGTATGATATACGAGGAGTACTTGTCCACATTCATTGCGAACTGTAGATACACCTACACAAGTAAGATCAAATCCAGCATCTGAAGCATGTTGCTTTGCAGGTGCGACTGCCTTTTCGTCTAATTTCTTAAACTTAATTTCCATGTTTTAAAAATAGTTTTACTTCCTGATTATTCTCCACCTTTACACATACAAAGACTGAACAAATAAGCATACTTATTAACTGCTTGAATAAATGTTTCGTGCTCTGATTTTAATCCTGCATACAAAGGTTCGTCAGGAATAGTTGTGTAAAATTCAAGTGCTTTCTTTTGTACGTCACAGATAAATTCCATAGGGCATGTTATTGTTCCAGGATCCCCTTTAACATCGTTGGGCCCGAGATGTGTACAAAGTGCGCCCATAATGCCTTCAGCGACAGTATCTTGGTAGTCTGAAAGTACTTTTAAGAATTCATCTAATCGTACATGTATATTATTTTTATCGGCTGCCCAATGTAAGTTTTTACATTTAGTTTTCCAGCCTTCTAGTTGACATATAAATTGTACAAATTGAGGTAAAGCATTTGTAGTCTATTGCTGTTTATCTTCTTTAGGCTACACTTGAGCTACAGCCTTACCTTCTGTACGTTGTTTCATTTTTGGCATCAATTGTATACTCATGATATTTATTTTAAGTTAACTTTAGCCCGGAATGTTGGACTCGAACCAACTCCTTTTGCTCCCAATGAATATTTGAATAAATCACCTGCAAACGCGCCACCCTTATGCCAATTCCGGTAAAGTGCGGTTGATTTCCGCACGTTTGCGATCTTACTCTGAGTATCGCATAATCTCAACCCTTCTACGACAGGGACCCAAGCTATTTATACTTGAAGAGTTACGTTGCTCCGTCAGACTAGTATTGTAGAGCTTCCTATTTCAAATTATTTTGTGCCCCCACTAGGATTCGAACCCAGACAGACGGAGGGTTAGGGCCTCCCGCGCTACCATTACGCCATAGGGGAGTGATACGTGGATATAAACCCTCCACGCAAGGGAGTCAAATTACTTTGACGACCTCTTGAAGAGTTTATTCCATATTCGCTTGAATATATTCGGTTTTTTTATCACAAGAGTGACTTCTTTAGTCTTACGATCTACGTCACAACATTCACAATCATGCTCGTTACAATAAGCTTCGAGATCGTCGAAATACTTATCTATGATAATTCCTTTTAGAAGTTCTTTTTCAAACTTTGTGAGATTATTGTATTTTGTTGTGACAAACGCTTTGTAAACATCGTTGGCACTTTTGGCCAATGTAATATCTACTATCATCTTTGGTTCTTTTTCTATCTTTTTCATAATTAAACTGTATTTAAAAGAAATTACAAGCTTTCGGTACAACAATCAGAATCACCCATACATGAGATTTGATTATTTTTACTCTCTTCGTATTCCTTTTTCCATGTTGTCAAAAGTTCTACCAACTCTTCAGAATGTATAGGTATTCTATAATATTCCCAATCACCCGAATCGTGATTATAACGTTGTAATGTTATAAACAGATCATGTTGATCTAAACTTAGATTTTCAGTTTTATCTTTATCCCCACTCACCAACATTATGGGTTCATCTACCATGTACACTCTATTTACAGAACAAACATATTGATCAACTGGAGATATTGTCTGGCTACTAATATCTAACTTCTTCATTTCCGAGCCGAAGAAAAAAGCAATCGGTTTATTTTCCATGTGCTGTATATTTTAAAGATTTGTTATTTTTGTACCTGGTTTTCAATTTAAACTTAAACAACTTGTTTATCAGTATGTCTCTTGTGTCATCTATATTTTTCATAGATTCTACAATTTGTTTAAATTGAAACATCACTATTTGATGCACAAGATCTTTATCTTCGTTTAATTGTTTTGCTGTAATATTGCAAAGTTTGTCAAATGAGTTCATCTTTTCACAGCAACAACATCGTACATCGGTATGAGTTTTGAATCTTTAAACAAGTCGAAATATCTACCATTATTGGACGATATAATAACATCCCCGACTTCTATTTTCAAATTGTATTTGCCCATATCGTCTGCCATTTGCGATACATACTGTTTCGGAAGTTTAAGAACTACGGATTCCATGTATGTAGAATCGACTTCTTTTGTTTCTTCAGCAGTTTCGTAATCTACAGCATCTACTCCGTTTAGGTCTTTCCCTTTTTGGTTTTTGGATTCTACAGGTATTACGAATGTTTTCTTAATCTTTTTCTTCGGAAGTGGTTTTACTAAGAACTCCTTTGCAAATTCGTAATGTATTCCCTTTTCAATACTCTGTGCAAGTTTCTTAGTGTCCTCAAGATTCAATCCGCTCAAATTGTCTATTACTTCAACAGGCGTACCATTTTGTGGATTTATACTTGGTGAATTTCCCATAATTGTTATTTTTTAAGTGACAGTAAGTGGTCTATGAGTTTAATCATGTTTGTCAGAACCGTTTCTGCTTCCAACTTAACACATGCTGGTTGATCTTTGTATTTTTCATCGAGATTCTTCAGGTCTTCGATATAACTGTTTTGAAGTGATTCCATCTCGCTAAATACGTTTTTGTATTCTGCAGAATCTGTCTTTTTTGTAACAGGAGCGAGATACCCAAGATCAATAAGCTTTTCTGCGTAAGTTTGAGAAATCTCATGTTTGTACGAATTCTTAGACTGCATTGTAGCTCCTGAACGAGCATCCACGTAAGAATTATCGTTGTTTATTTCACAAACATAAGCGTTGTCTTCGTCAGAGAAGTTGTATATATCACCAACTTCCATCTGATCGAAATTTTTAATAACTTTCAGATTTTCTATCATTTTGCTTAAATTTTATGTCGTTTTGACCCCATAACGGAAGAATTGTACAAAAGGTTGCAAAAAATTAAAAATTTTTGTAAAATTTGCAACTTTTGGATATTTTTTACGTTATATACCTGAAAGAAAAGATAAGAACCCTAAAGGAAGAAAAGGGGGCAGAAGAAGAAGGGGGACTATAGGGGGTTATTAATAATGGGGGTTAAGTTAGATTGTAGGAGATCAGATATGATTGTATACCTGTACGTAGTACAGAGGTTATATATATCTTAGCTATATTGTAGACCTATATAGTCTTACTATACTTGTAGAGATATATAATATATTTAATTTAATTATTTATATACATGAAGTTAATAAACAGTAATTACGAAATTATAGAACCTGTAGACTACTCATTAGAGAATCTATACAAATTTGTAGAGCTTTGTGGTAGAGTATGCTATAAATCAGAAGATAGAATAACATCAGATAGTGCTACTAAATTTATAGACAGAATGATCAAATCAGGTCATACATCTACTCTTGAACATGGCACGATCTACTTATACAGAGAGTTTGATAGTAATAAATTAGAAGAACAAGACTATCATGGGTGGACACAAATATATGTAGATAGTCCGTATAGTGTAATTAGTATGATGTATAGAACTGACGGCATCTATCAAGTATTTGTAACTACTAACTATCGTGTCATAATCGAAAATGGATTAGACGATGATTTAAAATACATGGTAGATCAGCCTATGGATTTCCATGAACGTAGATATACTGTACGATTTATTATGGATAGAATCGGATCTCAATCATTTTGTAGACATCGTCACTTTAGTTTTAGCCAAGAAAGCACTCGTTATTGTAACTATTCCAAGGATAAATTTGATAATGAAATCAAATATATAATCCCTACATGGTTGGACATACCGGAAGGTAAATATACATATTGGGATGGCGATTGGGTGGATACTGATAAAATGAAAATAAACATCCCGGATGAAGGTAAAGCAAGTTCTTTTCTGTTTACTCTTAATCATTGTGAAGTGATGTATAATTCACTCATAAATCAGGGTTGTAAGGCACAAGAAGCAAGACAAGTACTTCCTAATGCACTAAAAACAGAGTTAATAATGACAGGATTTGCATCAGATTGGGAACATTTCTTTGATCTCAGGGACGATAGTAAAGCTCACCCAGATGCGCAAAAATTAGCACACGATTTACATAACGAATTTAAAAGAAGAAAGTACGTAGGAGATTGAGTTAATATAAGAGAGTGTGACGATTTGTTTGAATATGCGCGACCAAAGATAATTAATTAAAATATTAGAACTATGAGTAATACAACAGATTACGCTGCAGCGTTTACAGAAATAAACGAGAATGTAAAACAATTTAACGAGTTAGCACAGTCTATGTGCGAATTATATGAAAAGAAAAATGCTGATTATGGAGATTCGTTCAGCATATCTTGTACTAAATACGGACCTATTGCGGCGTTAACTCGTATGAGTGATAAGTTTAATCGTATAGAAAACTTGATATTGAAAAGGCAAACTCAGAAAGTAGAAGACGAAAAGATCGAAGATACACTTATAGACTTGGCTAATTACGCAATGATGACTGTATTGTGGTTACGTAATAATACTCATAACGTAAACGTAGATTCGCAAAACGTTGAATAAACATGGATATACTAAATATACTTGGGACATTTGTACTAATGTGTCTATTAGTAGTAATCCCGATAAAATGGATTAAATATGGCAAGGAAAAATACAAAGAAAACAACAAAAAAGAAAATAATTGATAAATACGACCCGCAAATATACCCCCGTAAACTGTGGGTTTGTAAAAATGTAACAATGTCTGATATTTGTAAAAGATTTTCAAATAGGAACGATAGTGAGTTAGATAGTTCTTGGGATCCTACTGAAGGCACTTTTACAGTTTGCGTGAAAGATAAACAGACTGGTAAATACGGACTCTTAGTAAATTTTGCGGATTGGGCATTAGGAGACAAATCACAACTCGTAAACTACGTAACACATGAAGCGGAACATGTAAAATCAAGTATATTTGATGATATAGGGCTTATTACAAATCCGGATTCACAAGAAGCTGATGCATACCTAATCGGGTGGATAGCACAGTGTATATACGAAACAGTAACTAAATAATAATTATTTCGATGGACGACATACAACAATTATATTTCGAATCTTACGTGCTATTTTACGCAGATTATTTATCGTTACGTGATACATACACCCCTATAACCGACAACTGTAAGTATTACTACATATTAGGGATGCCTATGAACGTTACAAAAATGGTCGGGTGTGAGCCTACATATGACAAAGAGTCTAAATTTTATGTACAATCATACCAAGAATTAGATCAAATACGTAATAAAGCGGGTATTGAAGCATTGTCTACATTTGTACGTGATTTGTGTAATGTATTTGCTTTAGGCTGTATAAACGGGGAACAAATGCTTAAATGTATATTATGCTACGATAGTAGTAAATTACGTAAAAGAGCCATAAATAAATACAAAAAATACATGAAAGATATATAGTACACACATACTGTCAGGGACGATGATGGGAACTTAATACAAGAACCGTGTACAAAATATGTATATCATGCAAATCAAGCGAGAATGAACAATGACAATTAAACGTTTAAAAGAGTACTTAAAAGACCCTAAATTTGTAGAACTAATTGAAAAAATGATAAAAAATGAAAACAAACGATACAAAAACGGTGATTACAACAGAGAAGGAATCGATGACAATTTGTAATTGGCCGGAAGCGTTAAAAAATACATTGGAAGTAATTAACAACCAAGTACTTATAGACAGATCTGAATACGACAGATTGCTAAAATGCAAGTTTGAAAGAGATCACGATCTCGATGTCATACGTCAAGAGTTTAATCACACAAGAGAAACAATGACGAAAAACTATAAATTTGAAATCGATACCGTATGTTCGGAAAGGAATGAGCTACGTAATAAAGTAGCAATATTAACTAACGAAATAGAACAATTACGTAAGCAAATAAAGAAACAAAATAAAAGATGGACGATATTTTAATAAACGGAATAGTAACGGAAGCTAATACAGAAGAAAATAAAGAAAATGCTGATTTCTACTTAAAATTAGAGTGTCCGTATTACGATGTAAGTCAATCCGCAATAGATACAATAACGTACGTATACCCATTAAATGAACTATTAGAAATGCTCCCTAAATATATACGTGACAAAAGAGATAATGGGAGAACCATATTTCACTTGGATAAAAATATGAACGGTGAATATAAAGGAGGATGGTGGAACTTACAAGGATTTGGTCCTTACCCATCTCCTTCTGAGGTAGTAATACAAGCATTAATATATTTAAATACATTAAGCAAAGATAAAGATTATGAAGCAATCTACTAAGTCTCTTGTGACACACGATGAGATAATAGGCTACGACCCTCAAGGTTGGCCTCTCTATCCCTTACGCATAATATCCCTATTACGTGCTATGGGAATGTCTGAAGATGTAATAGATCAGATACCCGAAGATATACTTACATCTACAATAACTACATTAGAAGACGAGAAACGGTCTCCTAACGGAGAGCTACATGGTGTAGGATACGGTATAAATATTCGACAAGCTCAAATAAACGAAGAATGTATAGTAAATTGTGCAATAGATAAAAATAAAAATATAGTATACTTATGGAGAATACCGTTAACGAGTGTGAACAATGTAAATTAAGATGGAAGTGTCCTAACGACGATGTAGAAGTATGGTACTGCCCATATTTCATTCCTGAAGATAGTGTGAATATGCTACTATATTGACGGAAATAAAAATTTTAAATTTTTTATTTTTTTTGCATGTATAAACGAGGAATGAAAAATTATATACGATGTGTGTAAACGAAGAATAAAAAATTTTGTATCGGTGTGTAAACGAGAAATTACCTATTTGCAACCCCCCGGCTCGCTTCGCTCGCCTGCTACCCCCCTAGCTTACCCCGCCTAATCATAAATTTCAAACCGGCTTGCAATTATCAAAATTTAGATAAAATGACAACAGTTACTTATTATCGCTTGCGAATCTCCAGGAGGTTGCGCAACGGGCAGTAC